TCAGGCACCGCAGATTTTGGTGATGCACTGCGCCAGGCCTTTGACATGGAATGAGTCGAACTGGTAGTACCCCAGAGCTCGCGCCTGTGGTCTGCCATAGCCAGACACCACCGCCAAGATCGACAGTCTTTCCCGCCAAGTCTGTGCGACCCACTGCTGCAGACGCTGCACATGCATAGCCCTGCAGACACACACATTCCGATGATGCAGTGGTGCTTGCCCAGCGCACTCAAAGGGCAAGCGCACACCATATTCACAACACCTGCCACACAACACCTGCAGACCTGCATGCAGGGCGGCTGTCAGCAGGCCATCAAAGCAAGCTGCCATTGCGCAGTCCCTCGAAGTAGGTCTGCATTTTTTGCCGATGCCATGCATGGATGGTGCATGTAAAGCCATCGCCCCACCTTGACAGCACCGCCTTGCATCGCTGCACCGCCAGCAATTGCTGCAGCTCCCTGCATTCCATGCTCCACGCCCTTTGACTCAGGGGCCAGCTGCGCCTTGTGATGGGCAAGCTCTTTCTGAATGTTGCGGACCCAGGTAAACACACATCCCGATCAGTGCTCAATCCGCAATATCGGAATCAACAGGCAGTGAACTATCTACAGGTCACAAGCCCATTCACAAAAGCAGCACACGATTTTTGCGACTCAGAATCATCTTAGTCCGAACAAGGTGCCCATTTCATAACATTCGTCTGTGCCCAACAAATTGAGTCAAAAAAAGCGAATCAGGCTAAGACGAAATTTAGAAGGCGTTTCTAACCTTTAACCATGAATATGGAGCAAAAAATGAACCGTAAAGTAATTCGCACAGGTATGGCCGTCGCTTTGTTGGGTCTGGTTTCCCCCTTCGCTATGGCAAGCACTATTACCTTTGATGGTGAAGTGACCGACCAAACTTGTACTTTCTCAGTCGCCGGTAATACCGACCCTATCGTTTTGCTGCCCAGCGTTGCACAAAGCGATCTGGCAGGTGGCGTTGGCAACACTGCCGGTGAAACCAAGTTCACCATCGAAGTGACAGGCTGCACACCTTCGCAAACCCGCAGAAAGCTTTAAGACCGTTTTCTCGGCAGTGGACCCTGTAACTACCAACGGCAACCTGGATAACACCAGCGCTAACGGCGCAACCGGCGTGTCTCTGCAGCTGTTTGATGACGCAGCCAACCAGGCAATGCCTCTGTCTAACGGCCCTGCCGAAGCCAGCCCATTTACGCTGGAAGCCAACAGCAGCAGCACCTCGGCGACTTACACCGTGCGCTACTACTCTGAATCGACTGCACCTACCGTTGGTCCTGTTTCCGGCGCTGTGATGTACGCAGTGCGTTACGAGTAATCTTGAGCCACTGAGAGTGGCAAGCAAGTAAAACATGCATATTTGATACATGACGTGCCACAGGCATTTTGAAAATCCGGGCACGACATATCAAAGGTGATATAAGAATAAAGCTTTACAAAGCCACTCGATAAAAACTAAAAACCGCTTCCCTCATTTTGAGGAAGCGGTTTTTTTCATATGCTAAGAGCCCTGCATAGCGATGAAAAAAGCCCGTTTGTGAATTGCAAACGGGCTTTTCACCTGAACTCTTTCGCCAGAATCTGACGCTTGGCGGTTGTGGCACATCTATAAAATCGACAGCTTCAAATGCTGGAGCGGGTGAAGGGAATCGAACCCTCGTATCAAGCTTGGGAAGCTGGCGTTCTACCATTGAACTACACCCGCCATTCATATCTCTTTGTTTTTATTAAGAAAAACTGCATAAGTGCTTGTTTTTCCTTATTTTTATCATTTTGGCATGGTGTTATTTTAACACAACCAAACACAATGAAGCCCGCATGCACTTCTGTGTTTGGTATAGGTTTTGGTATAGGTTTTTTTTCGCAACCTATACCAGCACCCTGCAGGCTACTGCCCAGCCCTCTTTGGCCACCCAGCATCTAGGGTAGCGGCATCAGCTGCATGCCCATCAGCTTGTCGCGCGATTCTTCCAGCGTCTTCTGCAAGTTGTCCAGCGCTGGCTGCAACTGACTGGAATACGGCTGTGCAGGCAATGGCGTACTCAATGGCGGCTTCTCGGGTAGTTCCAGAGAGTTTGTCGGGCAAACCGGCAAAGTCTCCAGACAGCCGCTTAACAACAGACTGCACCCCAGCAAGGCTGTTTTGCATGCTCGCTGCAGCTGTGGCATTTTGCTGCCCCAGGATGATGGCTGTTTGCAGAGCATCGTAGATCCCCTTTTGGAAACTGGCGCTGTCAGCCAGCGCCTGATTGGTAACGGCAAGGTCTTGGGCTGAATGTTCAGCTTTGAGATTGGCAATTTCGGCATCCTTCAGCATGCCCTGCGCCAACCAACCGCCAGCAGCGCCACAGAAAAAAACAATAGCTGCCAGCGCAAGAAACATCAGCGTTTTGGTGCGATAAGACATAGATACGGCTCCCACATCATGTGATAGGCGACCAGGCTGCCAATGAGAAAAACTGGGTGCAGCAGCATCACCATCCCCCCTCCAGGCAAAAGCCCGTATTTGTCGATGCACGGTCCTGCAGCCCTGGCAGCACGGTCAGCACCCCCTTGACCGTGCCTTTGGTCCACCGAAGGTTTTCGCGGCAGGCCGCCTGCAGATCTCCTGCATTGGCCTTGCGCAGCATCGTGCTGCTGGCCAACGCGCCCACCCCCTTGTTGTGGATGAAGTCGATGAAAGTGGCCTGCGTGATTGCGTCATAGCTGGCCCAGTACGCAAACAAGCGCTTGGCGTCACGCTCTGCTTGCAAATACCGTCCCTTTTCCAGCTCGTAGCAATCAGCCTGTGTGTAGTAGCGGCCAGCTATCACGCCCTGGCCGGTGATGCCGTTGCACACTGTCAACGGCTGGCCCTTGCCCAGTTTGTCCACGTAAGGTGTGCCAATATGCCGGCCGCTGCTTTCGTACTTATGCCCCATCAGCATGGCAATCTTGACTGCAGCGCTGGTGGTGCTGTCTTGGGCCACGGCCTGCACGTATGGGTCTTGCGTCGCGGCCTGCAGCTCTGCCTGTGCCACATGGCGCTCATGTTCTGCAATAAAACCGGCCCCCGTGCTGGTCAGCATTGCCAGCGCCAGTAGGCGGCCAACAATCCATTTTCGTGACTGCATATTCATCGCTCCAGGGGCTCCAGCGGCAGTCCGGCATCCATTCGCGCCTTGTCAATTTTTGCCTGTCTGCGCCACTTCCATAGGAGGTGTGCGATTTGCAGGCAGATGAAAAACAGGCTGGCGAACACCACCCATGTATTTCCTGTGAAGCCTAAAAACGTGGATTCAGTAACTGGCGCCATCGTGGCCCCTACCCCTGCTGTGCCTGCAGGGGCGGCCTGTAGGCCAGCTTTCACAATGTCGTGCTTCTGCTCGGCACTCAGTCCGTTTGCAATGCCAAGTAGGTCTTTGAAGTGTTGGATGTAATCGTGCATGGCTCGGGCGTAAAAAAACCGCCCGAAGGCGGCGGTTGTTGCTTCTGCCTTCTTGGGGCGGCAGTTTCGGCAGACTCCCGGCAAAGTCCTAACCCTAGCCGGGGTGCCTGCCTCAGTAGCTGTAGTTATGGCTGGTGCTGGTGCTGGTGCTTTCGCTACGGCTCCAGCTTTCGGACTGGCTGCCAGAACCACTGACGCTGGCCGATACGTGCATGGCACTCATGGCGCCTGCGGCCAGCTGCGCGGTGTACTGGCCCATGGCCTTGGCTGCTTCCAAGGCAATCTGTGCCTGCTGGGCAGCTTTCTGGATGTTGGCCTGGTACGCCGACATTTGCATTTCGGCATAGGCGATGTTGGTACGCGCATTCATGTCAGCAAAGCGCGAATGCACCTCCGATTCGGCCACATTCATCTGAGCCTGGGCCTTCCAGCCCTCCACCTTGGACTGGAAAACCTGCGTGCCGTACTGCACGTAGCTCAGTGCCGCCTGCAGCTGGGCCTTGTAGGCATCCAGGTCAGCCAGGTACTTGGATACGTGAACCCGCGCGGCCTCCATCTTCATCTGTACGCCCTTGACACGAATGTCTGCCTTGCTGGCCAGCGCGGAAATGGTCGAGGCGTAAGCACGCGCCTGGGCATCCAGCATGCCCGCCTTGGCGGTTTCCCCCTTCACCTGGGCTTCGTAGGCATCGAACTTCACCTTTTCGGCGCTGATTTGCTCTGCAAACGCCTGCACGTCTGCGCGATAGGCGTCGAACTGGTTTTTGATCACATCTGCCCGCACCTGGGCACCACGCATCATGCTGGTGAAGACCTCCACGGAAGCCTGCACGCTGGCCAGCTTGGCCTTGAAGACCTCCACCTTCTGCTGATTGATTTGGCCCAGCGCCACCTGCCCGTCGATGGCCGTCTTGTAGGCCTGCAGCTTGGCCAAAGCCCCATCCAGCTTCGTGCGGTACACCTGCGCCAGCGTTTGGAACTGCTGGTTCTGGGCGTTGAACAAGGAAATTTGGGCGTTGAACACGTTGATATGGCTCTCCGCATGGAAGCGGGCCATTTCATACATGCGCTTGGTGCTGTTCTCAAACAAGTTGCTGGTCAGCTGCTCCAGCGCCATGCCCTGCGTGACGGCAAAGCGGATTCCTTCAATCTCCCACTTGGCAGCCTCAATCATCACGTCACGGTTGAGTTGGGCAGCGCGGTCGGCCCCTTGCTCACGGATGACGGCCACTTGGTGGTTGAGCATACCGGGTGGCATGGTGAAGTTGCGCGCAGCCCAGGTGTCAAAGGCCTCCTGCACGGCGCGCTTGGTTTCTGCGCTGTCACGCTCACGGGCACGAGCGAACAGCGCTTCTTCCACCACGCGGGGCAAGCCACTGCCACCGGCCATCATGGAGTTCACCTTGACCATCAGCTCGTCCAGCAGCTCTGATTCATAGACTGGCTCAGTCCAGTTCATGAAGACGTTAGGGACCGTGATTGCTGCGCTGGGAGGCTGCGCGTCAAAGTCGGGCAGCTGCGGGAACTCAAACTCGGGGATGGTGATGCGCTCCAGTGCCTCCATTTCAGGCATGACGATGTTGGGCGCGTCGGGCAGCTCCACTTCGGTGCTGATATTGGGGCGCACCGGTGGGGCAACGACATTCATGCTCGGCGCATCGGGAAGGTTCAGCGCAGGCATGGTGGGGGCATCCGGCAGCGCGTCCATGTCACCCACATCTAGGTTGGCCAACAGTGCGTCAATGTTCGGCACGCTGGGCATGGATGGCAGATTGAACGCATCAGGCGTGTATTCCGGCGCACTACCAATCGTGAGCCCTGGAGTTGGGATGGATGGCGGCTGCATGGTGGCAGGCTGCGCCACATCCTCCATCTTGATATTGGCCATGGCGGCCAGCGAGTTGGACAGCAACACGCTGTAGTTCTGCGCAGTCTGGTCTAACTGCGCCATCTTTTGTGTGACGGCCTGCACTGCCGTCTGCATGGCGTGGACAGAGTTACTCATTACAAGCTCCGTTTGCTGGGCAGCACAGTTACCGTCCAGTCGTTGATGAATGCACGCTTGCCGGTCAGGGTCAGCGTGTAAGCGAAATGGCGGCCATACAGGCCTCTGCCCAGCTCAAAACGGGCATTGGTCAGCTCGTCCGCATGGGGACGAGCTTTGAGTGGGTAGGTATAAGTGCGGGGCTCTTTGCCGTTTTGGGTGGTGGTCACGCCCAGTGTTGCCGTGCCATCGAGCTCGTACTCAATGCGCGAGTCCGTTGGCGTGGCCATGGCACCCTTGGCACAGTCCAGCTTGCCCGTGCGCACCAGCGCCTGCATTTCCTCGTCCTGGCCGTCCAGCACATACAAGCCATCTGGTGCAGTGGCATATACCTTGCCGTCGATGACGGACAACCCGGTAAACCCGAAGGGCGCATAGCGGCTCATGGCCCAGCCGTCAGCGTCTGCCGTCCAGGCCTGGCCAATCAAGGCGCTCTGGTAAATCAGTTCATCCCAGCCCACAGCTGACAAATCATTCACCAGCTGGGCAGCCTTCAGCTGGCCAAAGGCCTGGCCATCACCACGGGCCTGCTCCAGCAGCATGACCACACTGGCGCGTGTCGCGTCAAGAATCTCGTCAGCTGCGAAACCGCCAGCCTGCACCAGCATGCTGGCACGCAATTTGCCCAACGCCAAAGCTGCGCCTTGCCCATGCTCGTCCACCATAGAACGGGCCATGGACACAATGCCGTCGCGGCCCTTGCCATGGGCCTGCACCACATCCTGGGCATAGCGCTGCCCAAACACTTCATCGTGCACATGGCCACGCTCAACAGTGACGATGCGGGCGTGATTGAGAAGTTCATCAGCACCGTGCCCCTCTTCCACAATCAGCGTGCGGTGCTGGGTAAACAACGCATCACGCCCACGTGCACGCTCCGACAGCAGGTTTTGCTTGCGCGCAAAGCCATGCCATTCCTCGCTGGCCACGGCTGTGGCAGCCAGCAGCGTATTCACACGGTCGGTAAATTCATCTGACACATAGGCACTGTGCTGTGTCAGCGTCTTGAGGCGAAAGTGCAGCTGGTCACGGCCTCGCGCAGTGTCCTCGGCAATGACGGTCAGGCGAATCCATGCTTCATCGGATGCCACGCCAATTTCATTTACGTCGTCGCGGTAAATGTCACTCATTGATAACCCCTATGAAATGGTGGGCGCTCTTGTTGTCCGCAATGCGGCACCAGCCTTGGAAAAACCTCTCTCCAGGCCTGCGCGCGTTTTTCTCCGAAACGCTTGCATACTCTGTGTCACCCGCTACAACCTTGATAGCATCACGATAAAAAACATTGCCGAAGTCATCCGGTGATGGCGCCCAATACCATGGGTCTGGCTGGTCGTGAACGGTTATGGGCTGCTCCAGCGTCTGCCACTGCAGCAATGCCTTGGAGCTGCTGGGCTCCTGTGAGCTGGTGCTGTACTCCTTAATCTTTGGGGCACCGCCTCCACCACTCAGATGCCAGACATTGGCCTCTGGGTGAATCAGCCATGTGTAGTCGGCAGGCAGCGCCACCCATGAGCCGTAGTCAGCAAAGTCGCTGCAGGTGCTGGGGTTGTAGTTCTCCTGCACCACCCATACGGGGTTGCTGTCCTTCGGGTAAACCGGAACTGCCGCCTGGGGGCCGGACACACCACCGGCCCAGTGCATCACAAAGTCATACGTCCAGTAGCGGTAGCTGGTCGGGTCTTGGATGCTGTAAAGCCGAAGGCTCTTGCTGTTTCTCTTGCCTTGATGGCTCTCGCGGTAGGCATACAGCACGGCATTGCGGTCAAACCACGGCATGCACATGGCCATGGAAAAACTGCGGCTGGCCGTTTCTTCCGTGGTGGTTTCGTGCGTGAAGTAACGATTGCGCCAAAGCGTCCCAGGCTTCCAAAAGGGTGCGTCGAACTCAAACCATGGCGTGTGATCAAACCCCCTGTCCACACCCACGATGTTGGTTCGGACTTCCGTGTCTGACACGGTATCTCGGTCGTCAAAGTCCGTGCTGTAGAGGTTGCCCATCAAGCCGGTTTGCCCTCGGGTTTCCACCTTCTCCCATGAGCCCACTGTCATGCACTGCTCGTAATTACTCTCCACCTGCTTGGTGTACTTACGGTCGTCCTTGAAATACTTGAGCACCTTCAGCGTGTTGCCGGTGTAGTAAGCAGTCACAATCGTGTCGCAGCGGGGCAAAGAAGCACCACCGCGGGGCCTATCCATAGACTCAAACGAAATGCACCCTTCCATGAATGGCTCGGGGTACTTGAACTCCGGTATGCGCCATGGCAGTGCACCACGAGAAAACTGCGTGATAGAGCCACTGTGCCCGGCAATAGGCTCCATTTCCAGGTTCGCCCAATACTCCAGCTCTGCCTGCATGACATTGGGCCTGCCCATCGTCGAGCGCGCACGCTCCAGCAGCTCCGACACCCCGACACGGCGCAGCTTGTACTTGATGGCCAAGTTCTCATGGTTTTCGCCACCCAGCTGCGAGTACAAGCCAGAGAGGTAGGCATTGAGCACATGCTGCTCTTGGGGGTCAGCCAGATGGAGCTTGTCGGGCAGCTTGCCATCATCCCGAGCTGGCTGCAGGCGCAGACTGAGTTTAAAGGCCAGGCCATAGGTGATACCCGTGCCATCGTCCACTGTGTAACAGGTGTTGACGCCTTCTGTCCCCCGCTCATTGAAGCTCCAGCCCAAAGCCGTTGAGTACATGAAGTGGTTGTAGAAGTCGCCAGGGCCACACACTTTGATGATGACTCCAGCCCTGCGCCATGCTTCAAAGTCACGGCTGTCCTTGGGGAAGCCTTCGCCAGAAGGCAGACCGCCAAAGCGATCAATCACCCACTGCAGCTCGTCGTCACCCTGCTCTTGCACGTAGGCCTTGAATGCGCCCGTCGTCGTCGCCGGTATCAGCGGTAGGGGCATCGCATATACCCCTGCGGGTGAAACGCGCAGCAGCCATGGCCGGTTGCTGCTATCGAACCCCACCCCATGCGTCTGGTTGAACTTGTAGTCGAACTGGAACTGCCCATCCTTTGGGGGGAAGCCTGTGTATCCAGGCAGACGTGTATTGTTCAGCTCCTCGTCAATCAGAGGCTTGATTCTGGCTGGCACCTCCATCCGAGCGAGTTCAATAGGGTCGTCGGGCAGCTTGTCTCGCTCTTGAATGCCATAGCCTCCCACCACCTGCACCAGCTGTGCCATCGCGCCACTCCACCATGTTGGGCGGCAGGATGCGTATTGCGTAGTCACAAAGTTCTCGCTGCCAAATTTGGGCTCAAACTCTTTCAGCTGTTGCGGAATTTCAACGACAAAGCGCATGAGCTTGATGTACTCAGGCACGTTCATGTGCTTGTACCCGCTCAGGCGGCGCCGGGTCATTTGCGTAATGCGCAGGGAAGCTGGCTGGCCATGGCGCACACGTCCAGAAGTCACCATGCCGGAAAAGAACATGGGCACAAAGTTCTTGGCCAGCCCATCGGAGACAAATTCCTGCGGCTTTACTTGCTCCGGCTGCTGAATGATGACGCGCTGCACCCCGCCTGCGTCAATGGCAATGGCCATGGCGCCACTGGGCAGCGTGCGTGCCAGTTTCAGACTGGGGAGGCCGGATACCGTCTTGAAGTTGGACAACCGCCGTGCCAAAAGCTCGGCAGCGGCGGCATCCTCTTCAGTAGCTGCTCCGAACCGGCCAAAAGGGCGCGGCTGGTGCATACGCTTACGAGGTCAGATTGATACGGTAGCCCAGCTCGTAAACGTCACCGTTCTGGAAAGTGCGCGTCTGCGGATACAGTGAAGCCGACACCAGTACCCCAGACGTGCCACCACGCTGATTGCTGGTCAGCAGAGCCGCCCCGGTCACGTTCAGGGTGGATGCTGTCGCAATGGTCAGTGTAGCGGCGCTGCTCACGTTGTCGATGCTGCCGGTAGTGGTCTTGGATGGTGTCCATGCAGGACGGGTGGCGCTGGTGTAGCCCTCCGTCATGCTGGTGATTTCACTAGCCACGGCCGCAAACGATGCCGCAGTCCAATTGGCAGCAGGCGTTGTGCTTCCAGCGAAGATTGCCAGATAGTGGCCGCTTGCCTTGGCCGTGGATGGGTCAAAGGTGGAATTGAGCATGTGCGCAAAGCCTTCGGTGGTGATTAGGTTGTTTCCTTCCTTCTCCCACTTGCCACCGTTGACGCGGCCAAAGTATTCGCCAACGACCAGGGCGCCCATACTGGGCAAGTACATGCCTTCAGGGGTAATGTCGAAGCGTTCAGCGCGAACTTCGCGCACCAGCTCTTTCAGGTGCTTTTCAGAAATAGACATAAGTGCTCCTTGGGTGTGAACCAAGGCGCACTCCTGCGCGCCAGAAATAGATTCGTCAGATTACCGCAGTCGTCAAGCGTTTACCAAACACTACTGTGGATGCCTTGTTGCCCGCGATTCCTTTTAAGCGGCCGGCATTGCATTCCAGCACCGAGCCCGAGGCCGTGCCAATCACATAGCCGTTTTCCGCAAGCCAGGCGGCAACCTGTGCACCACCTGCAGAAATCTCCGTGCCCACCACTTCGGCATCCAGCACCACGGCGCTGCCAGGGACCGGGGTTTTGGCGCTTTTGCGCTGCAGCTGCAGATCTTCCAAGCTGGTGCCGGACAGAAAAGCCACATGGTCCACCTGCCCCACCCAGATGCCGCCGTCCACCGGCTGCACAAAGGTGATGCGCTGCGGCATCTGCACGAACGCGCGCAACGGGTTATGCAGGTGGTAGGCCATGGGCTCAGAGAAGCGCAGCACATTGGCGCGGGCAGTCAGCAGGCGGCCACGCCACTGCGCGAAGTAAATCCCCGTGGGCATCGGCTCCAGGTGCTGGAACTGTGGCGCGGCGCCATCTTTGGGAAGCAGCGACACCCCCACCATGTGCTTGCTGATGTGGTAGTCCTCCACCCGGCGCAGCTCTGTACCGTCTGGGCGTGTCACATACAAGCGCACATGCGTCACGCCAGGGTCCAGACACATGGGCAGCGTAATGGCCAGCTGGCCGTTTTGGCCGACCTCACACCTTGTCATGCGTGACACGGACGACTCCATGCCATTACGCAACCAAGACAGCGCCACCCCGTAAGAACCCTTATCCAAGGCACCATCATCGCCTGCGGCCACCAGGGGCGCGGGCGGTGTGTCGATGGTGAATTTCTGCGCGCGCTGACCGTCATACTGGAAGATACCGGCGCTGCCAGCGGCCAGCACCACATTGTTCAGGACAAGATGATTCACCGGCCCTTCACCGATGGTGGCCAGCGGTTCGGTGGCCCAGCTGGTGCGGTCGTCCACCTTCACCCACTTATCCCCCAGCTGTGCGAACACGTCCCCGTGCAGTGGGCTTTGCCACAGGCTGTTGAGCACGGTATCCACCAGCTTGCGCAGGCCTGCGCGCATGCGGGCATGGCCATTGCCTGAAATGTCTACATTGACGGCATCGCGCAAGTAGTTGCGGCGGCTGTCGCCACTGACCTGCAGCTCGGCGTCGTCGCCCGATGCGTTGTCGATACCCGCCAGCGGGTAGAAGGAAAAAGGCTTCATAGGTGTACCCCTTTTCGGTATTGGTCAGAGTTCCCATCGGGACGGATGTAGTGGCGCCCGTTGCGTACTCCAGGCGTGCCAAAGCCCTGTGATACGTGTCCCTTGCCACCGACAAACGTGCTGTGTCGGGTGGGTGTTGTGGCATTGCGCACGCGCATACGCTGGGCGAACGCCTGATAGTCGTACTCACTCAAAAACGTATCAAACCCTTCTGGATTGACCTCTCGCACGCGCAACGACACCCAAGTCTTGCCCCATTTCTCGTCCAAGAAGCCACCAGCCACCGTAGGCACCAGGGGCCCCACACGCAGGCCTTGCCACTGGTATGGGGAATCGCCAGACTTTCGTGTGCCCATGGCCATGCTGTCGTGGCCACGGGCAGTCACAGTGCGATGCAAGGGCTCGATATTCGCGCGCCCAAACGCACTTGCATCCAGGCCTCTGCCGGTGACTGTCTGCGGGCCGTAGTAAGGCGGCCTGCCGACACTTGGCCTGCCAAACACCATGGTGTTGCTTGAGTCGAACTGCTCCAGCCCTGCCTCATAGGGCAATGTTGGCCAGCCCATGCGCTGGGTGTAGAACCCATTGACATTCACATACTGGCGCAGATTAACCACGCTGGGCGTTCCCAAGCGCAAATGGTTATTGCCTGGGTACACATCGCGCTGCACCACAACGCGATGCTGCAGCGTCAGTGTCACGCGGCCAAACTGCACCCCCACACCTTTTCCATAGCGCCCACCATCTACGTAGTGCAGTTCACGAGAATCATGGTTTTCTTTCGCCTGCTGCGGGGCCTCCACCACGGCGTAAATCGTGTGCGGCGACAGGCGCGGTTTCCCAAATGCAGCGGCGCTTTCAATGGACTTGTCTGCAGTGATTGTGCGAATGCGCAGTCCGACAAAGGGCTCTCCTACTGTCAGTTCGTAGATACCCGGCTCCACTCGGATGGAGTTGGCATGCACAAAAGCATTGCCGAAGTGCCTATCCGGTTCAATGCCCACCGGATACACCACTTGCTGCTGCATGTGTGGCCTTCCGACCTGATACTCAGGCACGGGAATGCCATGGCCTTTCTCTGGCTCGTTCAAGGGGTCAAGAGAGTCCAGCCAAATATGCTGCGTGCCCAGGGGTGGCACACCCATGCGAATGACGGTCAGCTTGTCCCCGATGCGCAGCATGTTGGTACCTGCCACCTGAATGCGGCGCGTGCGGTCGGCAATCGTGGTGCGGCCAAACAGCGATGTGTCGGCCCCATCGGGCGCGACGGGACGCCACTGCAGGCGCACAAAGGCATCCCCAAACTCCTGCATGTCGTAGCCCCGCATGGGCAGCTCGGGCGTAAGGTTGCGCACCACTGGGTAGCCGTAGTAGTTCACCATCGTCCAGCGCGGCGTGATCTTCTTCCAGTGGATCTCCAGCGCGGCGTGGCCCACCTGCTTTTCCTCGATGCCCTTGGGCTCAACGTAGCGGGTGTGCAGGCGCACATTGGGCAGCTCGATGCGCGGTGGCTGGATGCCATAGCGCGTTTCAAACGTGATTTCCCGAATGGCTGGTGCCACAAATGGATAGCCTAGCACCCCGCTTTCGATAGCGCCGATGTACTTGAACTCGCGCGAACGGTTCTCCACCTGGGCGTCACCGAACGCGGTGGCCACCAGTCCTGCAAGCTGCAGCAGGCGCGCGTTGTTGCGCACAATGCCCCAGCTGCTGATATAGGGTGGCTCCATGCCCTCCAGCGGCAGGCGGCGAATACGGTAGGCCACCAGCCCCCACTTGTAACCCTCTGCCCAGCCAGGCGCTGCCATGCCCACCGGCAAAATAGGACGGGCCTTGTTATCAATGAAGGGCTTGCCCATCATCGTGGCCACCCACCCTGTGGCGCGCGGGTAGCGGTTGCGGTTCTCCACCAGCGTCCAGATGGGCCAGCTCGGCGGGTTCAGCAGGCTATCCGGGTCGTAGGTCTGCGTGATGTACTGGCGCAAATTGAACACGGCCAGATGCCCAAAGTGCTGCTGGGGCTCTTGGTACGTCCGAACGCTGGGCGGCACGACATATTGGCGCACATTGCGCAGCTCAGGCCAGCCGTGCTCCCCGGCAAACCCCAGGACTGCAACCGTCTGGCTCTCTGGGATGATGCGTGTACCCCATTGAGTAGCCTCAAACCCTGCTACTCCAAGCCAGCGCGTGCCGCCGACCATGTGAGTAGCACCCTCCTGAATCGGGCGCACGCCTTCGGGAGTAATGAAGCGCTGCCCGAAGCTCACCCACGGGCTGCCATGGCCACCCATGAACGTGCCACTGCCTAGCACTTCACGGTTGCCATGCTCCAGCCGTGCCTGCCCATACGTGCTTTGGTCTTTGCCCTCGGGCGCAAGATGGCGGTACCGGAACCACACCACGGGCTGCGGCACGGTCGATACGTTACGCCCAGGCACTTCCAAGTACCGGGTGAAGTTTGTCACCAGCGGGCTGGGGAAAGACGGATAAGCAATACCCCGTGGCTCCAGGCTAGGCGTGCGGGTGACTACAGCAACCCCAAATGGGTTCAGTGGCGCAGGAATTCCCGCAGGGCGTAGCGTGCGGATAGCGTGGCTTACATCGTGGGCACCAAAGGCCTCGCTGCTCCAGCTGCGCGGCGCGAACGATGGCGTTTTATTGCGCACTTCAGCGCCACCGGGCACGACACCTTCATTCCAGCCTGCGCCCCAAATGAATCGGTTGCGGCTGACCACTTCAGCCCATGGCGATACGGCTGCTTCATCAAAGCCGGTGGCCACAATGCGCAGATTGCGCAGGCGTAGCACCACGTCCCCAAAAATGGCCGAATATGGCGAGGAAATGTGCAGCACCTTCTGAGCACGGTCGCGCACCACGGGGTAGCCGAGTTGCGGGTCAGCCGGTGCGATACCTGCCAGCTTGACGTACTTGGTGCGGTCGTACACCGTGGGCACACCCCACACCAGCGAATCCCAGCCGATAGTGACAGGGTGCTTTTGCACCAGTGGCGTGCCAAACAAGGTGCCCAGGATGCCGCCGGGGCGCAGAAAGCGTGGGGACACCACGGGCGCGCCCATGGCGTAGTGCGTAAAGCCACTGGGGCGAACTGTCTGGTCTGCTCTGGTGTTGACCACAGCAGGCCTGCCAAGCTCCGGCGCGCCAATGCCGCTTGGCAAAAGTTCTTTCTTCCCACCAAGCAGGCTGGGGGAGCCAGTATTGCTGGCCAGGAACTGACGTGGATAGACGAACTGCCACCAGTTCCACACCTGGGGCGTGCCGAAGGCCTGCGCCACAAACGATGGCGGCAACAGCGGGCGCGCGCCCAAGCGTAGGTGCTGGGTGCCGAACGCCTGCGCATTGAAGCCCCCGACGAAGATGGTGCGGATACCCAGCTCCAACGTCGGACGCCCGAAGCTGGGTGGCGCGATGCCGCTGGGGCGTAAGGAATCAGGGCGTGCAAGGCTGGCATTACCGTATGCAGACGCATCGCCTACGGTCGCGCCCAGCACCCGGCCATAACCCATGGCACCGAACTCCAGCACCACAGCTCCGCCCGGTGGCGGCTGCAGAGGCTCGGCAAAGTTCAGAATGATGTTAGAGCCCGGTGCAGGCTGATAGCCACCAGCCAGACGCAAAGAAGGCATGGCTGGTGCCTTGGGCTCGGCCATTGGCAGCGGAGTGACGAACCTGCGCCAGCTGACGTATTTCGGGGTGCTTATTCCACCAGACTGCCAGCCTTGCGCAAAGACGCGCTGCGCCTCTTTCTCGATGGTCAGAAGGCCAACAGCGCCAATGTCACCAATTGACTTAGGGCGCAGGACGCGCGCCCTGAAACGCACAGACGGCACCCCCATAGCACCGTCATACGCACCACCCACATAGCCCAATGGCGGCTGCGCGTCAGAAAAATCTAGGACAAGGCCTGTGCCCGCTGGTGGCGGGCTGGGTAGCCCGAAGGCTAAATTTAGACGACTGCCTTTCGGGGCCACCATTTACGCACCCCCTTAGAACATTGGCACTGCCTTAACGTGGCTGTAAATAACGCCGTTCTGCGCGCCAGTGTCGTCCACACCAATAACCGTCCACGGCCCTTCTTCAATGTGGGTGAATGAAAACAGGCCATCGTCGCCAGTGATTTGCTCGGCCACGGGCTTTCCTGAAAATTGGTGATACAGCCGCACGCGGCGCGATACTGGTTCACCCAGCGATGTGGTGGTGCCGTCTAGCTTGTAGAGCCCGCCAAACTCCACCTGGGCATATCGCAGGAGATTGGGCCGCATGTGCCAAGGGGCTTCTGCCGGGTCAATCACTGGCTGGCCGGGACTGCCTTGATACTGCTGGCGGCCCTTACACAAGTGTGCGGAGAAGTCCACCACGCGCATTTTTCGCTCATGTGGCTCTAACTGGGAAACTCTCGCAATTTCTGTCACCCCAGCAGCGAATGTGCCCGTTCCAGAAGCTCGCCAAATCCATTCCACGCCATCGTCGCTGACTTCTACGCGCCATGAGCGAGGTGTCCAATCGGCATTGCTTTTGCGCTGGGTAAACGCCATATATTTAATATCGCGTTTCACCCCTTCGCCAAAATCATAGCCCCACCAGTTACTACTCCAGTTATCATTGGAATGCCATTCGGTATTTGGATTCCCGTCCACGGCAAACTCTGGCAAAGCTGTACCTTGATAGATGCTGCTTGCCATAGCGGTTCCACCTACCGCCATATTTGGGCCATTAAATGACTCTCTTAGCTCAATCTCAGCAATACTAAAATACCGAGTAGCCAAATTAAAAATTCGCCAAAAACGGTATCCATTCATCGCCATGGCCCCGTAATGTCAAACAAAGCGCAGCCCACTGCCGTATAACGTCGCCCGGTAACTACTTTGAATTTACGGCCCTCCAAACCGATAAATTCGCCATCAATCACAGTTCCGAATGGCACACTGCCTGTGATATTGCCGTGCATGGATTCGTAAAACCCAGGCATATATCCGCGCAAAGCATTTTCTGACGCTGCGCGAATTGGGGTAATCATCATCCCGTTATCGGTTTTGTGCGGATAGGTAAAGCATGCCGCTTCACCGATTGCAGTTTCATCCCAGCAGTGCCCCATGTTGCTGTACTGCACGGGCAAATCCGCTACGCCTGAAATACCACGCAGCAGCCATGCGCTTGAGCCACTACCACCTCCCGAGTTGCGGTTCGATGGATAAAACACCCCATTGTTTTGATAGCTGTCACCGATGGCGTTGGCATTGGCCATGCCAGCGATAAAACAGCAGTAAGGGTCATCCTCGATGAATGGACGCGCCAGCTCACCAAAGGCGTGCCACATGGGCCAGCTTGCGCCCGTAGGCACCTTGGTATTGTTGTTGCCACTGTCAATCTGGCACATGACGTAGAACGCACGCTCGTCGCCAATCAAAATCCACGGCTGGGGCAGCGCGTTGGCGGAAGCCGTTTTGTAAACCATCATGCCGTTTGGCAGCTGTGCTGGAGTCGGGAATGGTTCTTCGCCGTTATCCACGTCCGACATGGTGCGATAGCCACGCCACTGCGCTTCGCGTGTACCTGCAGGTGTGGCTGCCGAGTCATTCACCCAAAGAAAAGGGCGCAGGCCTTCTTTGGCACGGTACACGGCCTTGTTCACGCCGGTAAACACTTTGTCCCAGCCCAGCGCGGGGCGTTTTGCCTTGATACTGCCGCTGGCCTGAGTCACCGATGCCGCATACACCGGAAAAGTGAAGGTTTGCGCATCGACTCGGCGCACCTGAAACACACCATTGAACTCGACCTCGGCTGCGCCAGAAATTTGCGCGAAGTCATCAGTTGCAAAGCCGTGCGTGCCATCGGTTTGCACCGTGGCCACGTTGTCCTCCACGGTAATGCTCACCACATCCACCGCAGGGAAGCCCGTCACCAAGCAGGCATCCAGCACTGCAAGCAAGGAGCCTACAGTGGCATTGAGGATGGGCGCGCCCTGTTGGTTGCTGTCAAAGTAATAGGTAGGCATAGTTAAATCCAAGGGCCATCTAAGTCCAGCCAGATACCACCGAAATTGTTGTAATCCGTTCCACGTCCACCCATAAACACAAAACGGCGGCCTTCCATCCCGACCACTACTTGTGATTCAAGGTACATACCCGTGGTATGAGTCCGGCCATGTGGTGATTCGTAGGCTCCGGGGAGCTGGCCACGAATAAACACCCCGCCATCGTTTTCATAGGCATTGACCGGACACATATAAAAACGTCCATCAATGCGATGCGGGTAGGTGATATATGCGTTCTGGCCTAGAGCCCACTGTCTAACGAATCCATGACCAATCAAAGGCACGCCCCACACCGTACCGTGGCCTGCAAAGTTTCTTGCAATAGCAATTTGGGCGCTTTTATTGCTTGGATTATGGTAGTCCTGTGCGGGAGCCAGAATACCTGCATTCCCATAATCTTGATCGGTATTGGAACAAACCGAAAGAAATGTTGAATAAGCGTCTGGAGAAACAGTTTTTAATTGTCCAAAACCCTGAACAAACGAATAATTATTATCAGAAAAATTTGTTTGCGCTAGTCGCGTTCCAATGCAAATATAGAAAGTAATTCCATCGGAAACTAAATGCCACATGCGGCTATTTGCATTATTACCATCCGACTTAATCCACCATGCGCCATTAATATCGCCAAAAACCGTTTGACGCGGGAAACGTCGCTCACCTGAATCAATATCTGTCATCTGCTCATACGCACACACCAAGGCGTAGCGTGAGCCAGCAGCCGACGTACCATCATCATTGATCCGCAGAAAGTGCTTGTTGGACTTGGGGTGCGTGGAGCGATAGACCGCCTTATTCAAGCCTTCAAACGGCTTTACAAAGCCAGCAGGCGCGCGTTTGGCGGCAAATTCCCCGGTCGCAGGGCTGCTGGGCGTTCCAGTGATTTCATACGTGATGGTGTAGTCATCAACGCGCTTGACGCGATGCACGCCGTTGTACTCTGGTTCTTCGGCACCTGTGAACTCAATCCAGTCGTAGGAGTTGTAGTTGTGGGGCTCAATAAACGCGACTGTCACCGTGGTGCCGTCGCGCGTGATTTGTGTCGGTGTCGTTGCGCCAAAACCATTGACCAAGCATGCGTCCAGCACGTTAATCAATGAGCCCTGCGTTCCACTGAGAACGGGAGCGCCGACCATGTTGGAACGGAACTCAAAAACAGGCATTACTTGGCCTCCCCGTAAGGCGTTTCATTGGGCCAGTAGCCCTTGGCTGCGTGCCACTGCTCGTACTCGGTCAGCACATCCTGGCCAGCGCCACGGGCGCGCGCGAAGTCCAAAGCGTGGTCGAAAGAGTCCTTGCCTGTGGTGTTGCGCATGCGCTCGGCGGCAAACATCTGGAACGGTGGCAGGCCTGCCACCTTGGGCCAGTCGATAGCGCGCGCTGGCTCGGGCACGGGCTCGTTCATGGTGATGGGTGTAGCTGCGATGCCCACCACGCCCGCTACCTGGGTAGGGGGCTTGGTGGCGGGCGCATTGGTGGTGTCTTGCACTCCTGCGCCCTCCGCTTAGACCTTGAAAATCTTGTTCGCGCCGTTGTCCCAGGTCACGATGATGTCACCGCCGTTCGGGGTGATGGGCAGGCCGGTGGCCGTGTCGATGTACGCAATCAGCGGGCTCGATGCCTCAGTGCCCGTGTCCGAATAGATCACGATGGCCTCAATGGATGGGCCAGACACACTGGTAAACGTCACGTCAGCCGCGTCGGCAGCGCCACCCGTAGTGCTCTTGGCCGTCAGCGTGACAGGGCCAGCGATACGGGAAGACACGGGAATGTCGGCAAGGTACTGGTGAACGGCTGTCTGCGGGGTGTAAGCGCCCGTGTCCACCAAGATAACCTTGATGGTGTCGGTCATCCAGTTGATTTGTGCTTCCAGGAAGCGCTGACGGGCTGCGTCATAGAGGGTGTTTGCCATGAGAGTGCTCCTTGCCCTTCTCGGGCGTCGAAGCGCACTCCTGCGCGCAAGATTGACGTTTAATCACCACACTGCTGGGTGCCTGAATTTGCAGGCGCGCACGACTGCCGGACTTTTCCAGCACAGTCAGCACAGCATCTCCAATGCGCAGGCTTTGGCCCTTAGCAATGTCGATCTTGAAGGTCGAGTGGTTCTTCATGCACGGCAGTATTGGCTGACCTCCCAAACTTCCCAAACCCTAGCCGGGGTGCTATCACTGGTTCAAATCCTGAGCCATCGAACGCAGTTGCTGGCGTACAGCCTTGGGTGCAGTGTCGGCAATACGTGCAGTACGGTCTTTGCCCATCTGGCGCACACGCTCCCAAATGTCGCGCATGTTCACCCGGATTGGCTGGTCTGGATTCTTCTCGTTCCACTCCTTCACGCGCTGGCGTGCACGCTCCACACCGGCAGCATCCTTTTCAAACAAGGCCTTGGCCCACTGGGCTTTAATCTCATTGGAAGTCTGGATGTAGAAGCTCTTTGCACGCTGCATAAAGCTATTGGCTTCCTGGACCTCGGCCACACTGCGTGGCTGGAACCCAAGGAACTTGCTCACTGCCTCGTCCAAAGTGGTGTCAATCACCTTGTAACCCTTGGTGTCCTTGTAAATGCCGCTGGCAGCCATGTCCACGCCCTTGGCGGCATTGCGCACGGCAGTGGGCATGACCTCCATCACACCACGCCCGATGCTTGTGGGGTCCGCATTCACCACGCCGCTGGCCACAGACTTGATGGCCTGCATGCCACGCTGCACAAGGTCGCCAGCTGGCCCCAGCAGCTCCACCACGTCCCGGGCATTGCTTTGCTTATCCAGCAGCAGGCCGGTGCCTGGAATGAGGTTGCCCATACCAAGGCGGCCAGACACATCCACAGGTGCACCAGGCAAGCCAGACATGCCCTGCTCGATGAAACCGGCCAGCTCGGCGCCCAGCACGTCACGCAGCAACTGCTGACGCCACTGCTTTGCACTCACGTTGTAGCCCATCATCTGGCCAGCACCGTCGATCAAATCTTCCAGATCCTCCATAAATGGCAGGCCGCCAGCGCCACCCATCAGCAGCAGCATGGCCATGGCCCAGCCTACGGCGCGCTTACCTTCTGGCCCACCTTGTGTCCACATACGGTGCATCAGCTCCAGGAAGCTGACGCTGTATGTCTTGAATGTGAACAGCGTACCTCCCACGGCGCCACGTGCCCACTGAGGCTTATTGGCCTTGGAGTAGAGGAACTGGGTTTCCAGCACCGCACGGCGCGCGAACTCGGCTGGATTGCCCAGCTTGCGGTCCTTGGCCAGCCGATAGGCAGCGATGAAGGTGGAGCGGCGGTTGAACTGCTCGGCCAGGGCGAAAGGCTGGCCCCAGCCGACCTTCACCTTCTCCCACAGGTTGGCGGCTTGGGCGCGCGCATCGCCCAGCTTGGTGCCATCGCCTGTGCGTAGACCACCAGCACCACGTGCTTGGGCCATGAGCTGGTGGATTTCCTGGGGTGACACCACACCATCGTCTTCGGCCATCTTCAGGGCATGGGCCAGGTCAGCTTCATACTTATGGCCACGCTTGGCCATATCGCGCAAAGCTCCAGCCAGATAGCGGCCGGCCACAGCCATGCCGCCATATTGCGTCAACCATGGCAGCGTGACAGCAAATGGCTGCGTCATGTTCACAGCAGCAGAAGCCACCGAGCCACCAAGGTACTGAGCGAACAGCATTCCGCGGATAACATGCCCTTCCTCCTGCGGGTCTTGGATGTAGCTGCGCAGCTTGGCCGCAATTTCACCCAGCTCCCCCTGCTCCTTGTGCTCGGTCTGCAGCGTATTGATGGCCTGCTCCATCTTGCCAGCGTTGAGGCCGGTAGCCGCAAGGCGCGCATTGGAGTACACAAAGCTGGCCAGCACACGGCCCACGTCCTCGCTGTAACCGGCAATGCCCTTGCGGTGAATCAGGCGCTTCAAGGCGCTGTGATTGTTCTTGGCCAGCTTCAGATACTCCTGGAATGCCTGGTCTTTGGCATCCTGCCCGTCAGCATCGAGCCCCAGCATGGAGCCGAACAGCTCGGCAGTTTCAGGGGTGATGCCAGCGAACAGCTTGAATTGCTGGTCGTTCATCGTGCCCTGTACCACCCGGGCGTTCGGGTACTCACGGCGCAGCGCTTGAGCCATCTTGTTGCTCTCAGCCTTGCTTTCAAACATGCTGAAGTAGACACGCTCACCGTTTTCGTCCACCACATCCACGGTGTACTTGCCAAAGCGCTGCAGAGGCATGTAGCCGTGCTCCATCAGCTCTTGGGCCTTGTCAAAGGACGCGCGAATCTCAAACATCTTGGCGGCCATCTGGTCGCGGCTGTCTGGAATCTCCTTGGCACGCTGCTCCAACTCTTCGTGCAGCAGCTTCCATGCCTCGGTCAAGGTTGGCGCATCCATCACCATGTCACGCATGAAATCCCAGTCGCGCCCCAGCTTGCGCAGCATTTCTGCCCGGGCGGTCAGGTCCAGCGACTTATCCACAGTGGCGCGTGCCTCGTCGTACAAGCTGATTTGTTGCTCGTTCAGATTGAAGAATTTGCGCAACTCTTCATGACTAAAACGCACGCCAGACTTGAGAATCGTGCTCTCAAATTTATTGTTAATCAGCGTTTCATACTGAGCCAGCTCCTTGCCGCGCCACATGGCGATGACCTGGGGCTGCACCTTGCCAGACGCCATCAGGATTTCAGACTTGGTATCCACAGACAGGTTGGCATACTTGGCGCGCAGCTCGTTCATGGGCATGGCCTTGCCGTGCTGGTCGCGGCCCCAGTCCAGCGTGCCACTGAAAAGCGCCTTACCAATGGCACGGTTGTCGGCCACGGAAATAGGCTTTTTGAGCATGTCACGCATGGTGTCCACTCGTGGAATCAGGCGTGGCGCCATATCTGCAGCCTCATTGGCCACGCTGGCAACGTCATCCAGGAATTGCTGGGCAGCATCAAACACAGGCTTGAATGCTGGGTAGCGCTCGGCAATGTGGCGCATGGTGCCCACCGTCTTGTCCCACAGGCTCACCTTGCCGGGGTGGCTCAGGGTCTTGTGGATCTGGTCGAGGGCGCTGGCCTTGATGCGGCCCAGGTCGTCTGTGCCGAAGTTCAGGATGCTGGGATCCTCGGGGTCAAAGTTGCCGTTGTTGCCGGTGGCGGATTTGATTTGCTCAGGGCGGAAGGCAACGATTTGCAGGCCGTCCACGTCCTGGTACATTACGCCATCAAATCCGCGTTCAATCAGGTGTTGGCGAATGGCGTCAGAGTCGTCGTCGTACAAGTCCTGCGCTTCAGCAACCTGCTCTTCGTTGGCTGGGTTTTGAAGCGAAATGTACGCCTCAATCACATTGCCACCTTCGGAGTATTCCTCCGCCATTTCGCGCTCAGACGTGAAGTAGAAGCCCTTGCCATCCATGCCCTGAGAGGCGCGGCTCAAGTCAAACGCGGTGAATGTCGCTGGCGTGCCGTGATACACCACCAGCGGCTTTCCGTTCTTGTCAACCACCTTGCTATCCCCAAACCAGCGTTTGAATGCCTCGGTCTGGGTTTGGTCAATGGCATCAGTGCCTGCATTGGCGCTGCCCGAAGCGCGCGCACCTTGGCGGCGCAGCACCATATCCTGGCGCACAGCAGCCACACCCAGCTCCAGCGCCTGCGATAGCACGCTGGGGGAGTTGTCGCCCAAGCCCAGAATGCGGCGCAGCACCTGCACAAAGCTGTGCCATGCCGATTTCAGTGGGCTACCAGCTGGGGCGCGCATGGTGCGCAGTGCGTTCTGGAAGTCCGGGTTGGTGAACACCTCGGCCACAAACTCATACACATTCGTGAGGCCGTAGAAGCCAGCAGCGCCACCTTGCTTGCGCACATGCTCCAGCAGCTTTTGCAATTGCACCCGCGCAAGGCCGCCTTTTTTCAGAGCGCGCATGGTGGCCGCGTGCATGGCCTCGTGCATGAAGATGCGCTCGGCCGCGTACTCGGCGCTGGCTGCCATCAGGATGGTGTCGCTGCTCCCACGGTACTGGCCGTGGATCGGGTCGCCTTTTTTGCTCTTGCCGATATGGCCGAACTGGATATTGGGCGTGATACCGGCCTTGAGCAGCAGGCGCGCCACTTGGCGCAAGAACGGGTCTTTGGAGCCATTGGCAATCAGGCGCAGCACGTCGCGGGCGCTCTTGCCGTCAGCAATGGCCTGCATTACGGCCTTGTCTTGGGCGCTGCCGGGGCGGCGTGCGGGGTCGGCGGCAAAGTTAGCGGGCGCTTCGCCTGCTTCTGCTGACTGTTCAGCATCAGACAGACGGGCTGAATCACTGCTGACACGCAGCTGCGCCACCACCTCCTGCAGACGGTCACGCTTCTTGGCCAATTCTTCCGCATAGGGGGAAGTCTTCTTGGCTTGCTCCTGCAGTTCAGGCAAGTCGCGCTTGGCGCGCTCCACTTGGCGCTCCTGCGCTGCCGCATCGCCCAGGTGCAGCTCGGGTGCGAACTGCTTCAGCAGCACCTGCAGGCCTGCCCGCATGGAGTTGCCTGTCAGCGTGACGCTTTCATACTGGTAGTCGCGGCTGACCATTGGGCGGCCATCCCCATCCAGGATGTGCATGGTCATCACGCTGTCAGTGTTGGGACGCCAGCGGCTGGGGGCAATGTCCAGCTCCACCTTCATGCCATTGATGGTGATGCCATCCAAGGTGAACTCGCGGCCACGGGAACTTGCTGGGCCGTGCTTGTCCATGATGGCGCGCACGGCATGGCCAATGTCCACGTACTTCTGCCCATCCACTTCGGCTTCAAAGTCCTTGTCACCCAGGTTCTCACGAATCAGCTGCTGGATGCGGTCGCGGCTGGTGGCCTTCTCTCCGTTGATTTCCACCACATAGCGGCCCTTGCCGGTGGCAGATTCCGCCTGCTGCTTTTCCACGGATTCCATGGCGGCCAGCTCTGCTTCGGCGGCGCTGGTGAACTCTTGGCCGTTGACCGTCACGCGGCGCGCGTCCGAACGCTTGCGCACGCCTGCCAGCATGTTCTCCATTTGCTGCGCGAAGGCGCGCAGGCGCTGGGCATGTGCTGGGCCTTGCTCAATGGTGCGCTCTGCTTGGCGCAGCTGGCCACGCACGCCATTGAGGCGGCGGGTAAACGAACGCTCGGCCATTTCCAGCTTCTTGATTTCGCCGTCCAGCTGTACGCGCTCCACCATCAGCGGGTTGCCGGTGGCCAGCGCTGCCATTTCTGCCATGGATGCAGATTCTTCGTCCTCAAACTCCATGGAGAAGGAACCGTCGTACTTGCGAATGCCGTTGATGGCCTTCAGCTTGGTCGCGTTCAGGCTCCACATCTTTGCGTCCACGGTCATTTCGGTGGCGTAGGCAATCACGTCCACGGTGAAGTCCTCGCCGTACTTCTCCAGTAGGTGATTGCCTTGGCGCACGATGCGGCCCTCGCGCTGCTCAATGTCCGATGGTTTCCATGTCACATCGACGTGGTGCAGCGCCACCAAGCGTTCCTGCACATTGGTACCGGCACCCATGCGTGGTGTGGAGCCAATCAGCACGCGCACTTCGCCCGAGTTGACCTGCTTGAACAAGGCGGCCTTTTGGGCATCGTTGTTGGCCTCCTGCACAAACCGGATTTCGTTGGCGGGAATGCCCTTGGCCACCAGCTGACGCTTGATTTCCTCGTAGGCATTCCAGCCACCATTCTGCGCATTGCGCAGTTCTTCCATTTCGTTGGCGTCGTACTTTTCCAGCTTTTCTTCGATGTTGGCGACTTCTTCCTCGTCGCCATCGTTGATTGCCTTCTGCAGATCGTTCACCAGCTTGTCATAGGCAGCCAGGATCTTGTCGTCACCCTTGGACTTGGGTACCGAACGGTCGAGGAAGATGATTTGCGTGCCCTTGTCCTCGTCCCACTTCTGGTAGGTCTTGAACACGTTATCCACGACTGCACCAATCTTGCCGGTACCGGGCTCCACATGAATGCTGGGATCCACGGCACGCGCATCCAGCGACACCTTGCGCGCACGATCCATCAGGCGCAGGCGCTCGGCACCACGTTCCTTGCGGTTCTTGATGAACTGCAGTCCTTCAAAGCCACTGACAATCTGGCGCAGGATGGTTTGCTGCTCCTTGCTGGGCTTGACGGCCACCATGGCGCGGTCGCCTTCACCGTTCACTTGGCTGCGCACCTTGGGCACCGGGAAAGACTTGCCGGGGTTGACCCGTGCAAACTCGTCCTTCATATCCTGCAGCGTCACAGCGTCGGCCACGGAGTAATACAGATCCATGAGCGACTTCATGTTCATCCACTCGCGGCCCAGGCGGGTGACTTCCTTGAGGCTGCCGGATTCGGTGGGCTCGTAGGCTGACGATGCGCTCACATATTGAGTGCGCCATGCGTCGAAGTTCTCCATGCCCATTTCCTTCAGCTCTTGGTGCGCCAGATTGCGCAGCACCAAGTACATTTCGGCCACGGAGTTGCTGACGGGCGTGCCCGTCAGGAAGGCCACCGACGTGCCTGGGCGTTCGCGCAAGGAGCGAATCTTCAGATTCAAGTCCATGGCTTTGGCCGAACCTGTCTTGTTCCCCATGCCGGAAACGCCCTGTAGCTTGGACGAATAGGCCAGATTCTTGAACTCGTGGGCCTCGTCCACGGTCAAGTCGTCAATACCCATTTCTTCAAATGTCAGCAGGCGGTCGCGCTTGGCGCTGCGCACCTTGGCCATGCGTTCTTCCAGCTTCTTGACCAAGCGTTCAGCCTCGGCCACACCCATAGGCTTGCCCCAGCCAGAGAAGCCCGCTTCGGCGGCTGCTGCCTCGGCTTCCTGTACTGCCTCGTAGGCGATGCGCAGTTCTTCATCGAGATAGCGTTCCTCGGTGCTTGGGTCAATGTCGATGAAATTGAAGGAACTATGGCCAACAATCACCATGTCGTAATCGCCCGAACCGATGCGCGCGAACAAGCGGCGGCGGCGCTGCTTATCAAAGTCATGCTTGGTCGCGGCCAGGATGTTTGCACCGGGATACAGCTTGCGGGCGTCTGCGGCCCACTGCTCTACCAAGTGATTCGGCACCACCACCATGGGCTTTTTGGACAGCCCCATGCGGCGGCGCTCCATGATGCGTGCAATGGCCGTAAAGGTCTTGCCTGCGCCAACGGCATGGTCGTAGAGCACCGCGTTATCAGTGATGCCACGCCACACGGCATTCAGCTGCCATGGGCGCATCTTGATCACACTGTCGGGCACCTTACCGGGCAGTGTCAGGTGCGAACCATCACGCTGACGCACCACACGGGTGTTGTACTTCTCGTTGAAGATTTGAACCAGCTGTTCGCGGCGGTCGTCGTCCGCAAAGGCCCAGTCCAAGAACTCATTGGAGATTTCGGCGGCCTTCATCTGAGATTCCAGCGTGGCTTCTTCGTCCACCACGGTCTTGCCGTCTGAGTCCTTGTACTGCACTTTGATGGGGCGCGAGTTCATCAGGCGCTCCACGATGCTTGCTGTAGGCAGTGCGCGGTCGCTGCCAGACCATTCGGCCTTGGGCTTGCCGTCGGCGGCCACCGTGAAGGTGTTGGTCGCAGCGGAGTAATGCACGGAAGCCTTGGAAAAGCCCAAGTGCTTGAGGAAATCCGCGTAAACCTCGCCGGGGATCCAGGCGCTACCGATGTTGGGGGTGATTTGGGTCGCGTCCCAGTCCTCGGGCTGCACCTTCTCCAGCGCTGCCACGTTCTTTTCCAGGCCTGCGGCCTTGGCGGCCAGCAGCTTGCGGCGTACCAGACCGGACAGATAAGCGTCAGCAGGCTCCCATGTCCCGGTTTCGGGGTCGTAGAACGCACGGGGGTTGTCACCCTCGGACAGCGCATCCATTGCGCCCTTCTCGTCGGTGCCCAGCAGCTGCGCCACGCGCTCCAGGTCGATATGGCCACGCTCGGCCAGCACCACTGCCACGGCTTCGCCTGCGGACTTCACGCGGTCAATTGGCTTGGGGGGCACGGTCACACGACGCTGAAGAATGTCTGCAGGGTGGGCCTTGCCGTTCTTGTCCAGCTGCTCCAGCGCCAGGGCCAAAGCTCCGTCGGGCATGGTCATGGCAATCTTGACAGTGCCACTCTTGTGCAGCTCCCCGTGCTTCTTCTTGAACGCTTTGTAAAGGTCGTTGAGGCGCTTGCGGTTGGCCTCAATCATGGCCTCGGGCGCATCGCTTGCCTCCAGCATCAGCTGGCGCTTGAGCCCGTCACGCAATGGCAGCAGGTCAGTGATCACTGCGATGCGGGCAGCGCCCCACTTGTGCTTCTCGGGAATTTGGGCCAAGTCGTCATAGACCGTGATTTCTTTGACGTTCAGATTGGAAGGTGTGCCGTCCTTCTTCAGCTGCTTGATGGGCTTGCCGTCCTCACCCAGCTTGTCGTCTTCACGCTGCCACTTTCCATCCGAACGCAGTGTGTAGCCTTCCTCCCAAGGTGTTTCGGCATTCAGGTCGAACTCTGTCAGCAGTGTCTTGCGGCTATTCCCTTCGGGGTCGTCCATTTCCAGCACCACCTTCAGTTGCCCGTCCAGGGTGCGGCGTACAGCACCGGGCTCTGCACGGTTGACGGCCAAGCGCATAGCCGTGGCCAGCTGGTCGAACTGCGCCAAGGTGCGCTGCGCCACAGCATCCACGGGCGCGCGCTCAGGCAGCTGCTGCACGGCTTTATCCAGCATGGTGGCGAAAGCGCTGGTGTCTTCCAGCACCACATTCAGCTCGCGGCGGCCATTCATGGTGCCGGAGGCATCCATGCGGCCAATCACCATCTGCGGGTTGTTCAGGAAATAGGGGTTCACGCTAATGGTTTCACCACTGCCCGCGAAGTTCTCCTGCTTGGACGATGGCACCCAGCGCTGCATTTCCGCATAAATCTCCTTGGCACGCTCCACCTCATTGGGGCTCAGTCCCTCCAGGATCTTGTCGTGCTTTGCCACGGGGCTGCGCATCAGCTCTAAAGCCTTGGCGGCATGGTGAAGATCCACAGCGCTGCGCTTGCGGAAGAAAAGAATGTCCGTCACCACCTCAGTGCGGGCGTTCTCCTTGAAAGCGGTATCGGGCAGGCGAATAGCGCCGACAAACTCCGCGCTAATGGCCATGCTCAGGCGGCTTGCCTGATCCTGGGCATCCATCAGGTTGTGCGATACCACCATGCCCATGATCCCGTCGTCCTGCAGCGACTGCAGGGACTGGATAAAGAACTGGTTGTGAATGCTCTTGCCGTTCAGCGCCGGGTTATGGCGGAAGAACAAGGACTCACGGCCAAAAGGCGGATTGCCGATGGCCAGCGCAAACTTGCCATCAGGCAGGGGCACGTCTTGGAAACCGCTGTGCAGGATGGTTTGATTTGGGTACAGGTGCTGGGCGATACGTGCGGTCAGGCTGTCGTACTCCACGGCCAGCGTCTTGCTGGTGCCGCGCAGCTCCTGGGGCATCAAGCCCAGGAAGTTGCCGGTACCGACCGAAGGCTCCAGCACAGCGCCACCACGGAAGCCCAGGCGCTGCACGCCCTTCCACAGTGCTTTGACCACCGTTTCACTGGTGTAGTGGGCGGCGGTTGTTGAGTTACGTGCGGCGCGCAGCTCGGCTGGAGTCAGCAGGGATTCCAGTTCCTCCACCCGCTTTTCCCAGCCTTTTGCCACGCCCTCGCCCTCACGGGCACCGGCCACACGGAAGGCGTTTTTCAGGCCACCCCAGCCCACATAGCGGGCCAGAATGCGCTGTTCTTCAGGTGTGGCACGGCGCTGCTCTTGCTCAATCTGCTTGAGAGTGCGGATTGCGGCGATGTTGTCCGCGTACTTAACGGCCTCAGTACCTTGGCCCAGCTTCACTTCGTCGGTGATAGTGAAGTCAATGCCAGGGATGTTGACCGGCGAGGCCTCTTTGATTTCCTCGGCGGCCTGCTCCTGCAGCGTGGCGGCCTTGGGCGCGCCCTTGGCCTTTTTTACAGATCGTCGGGATTTTCGGGCGGAAACAGAATTTCCTGCGGAAGTACCATTTCCTCCGCTTCGTGCTGCTGCATCCCCTGCGCCATCAGGTCGGCCACCTGCTTCGCTGCGCGCTTGCTGGCCATCTGCGCTTCGTGGTTCAGCGTCCCCTGTGCGCGCATTTCCTTGGTCATTTCCGGCAGCCACTGCTCCCAGTGGCGCAGTGCCAGACCCGTGTACTGCAGTCCCAGCATTCTCGGTTTCCTTTGTTTGTGGCTCGGTGGCCAGCTTTTGCAATTCTGCACGGACTTGCTCAGGGCTGTCCATGCCATCCACGGACAAGCCGTGATCTTCCATCATGTCGCGCGCACCGTTGTACCAGCTGCGCAGGTAGGGGCGCAGCTTGTCAGGCGTGGTGCCCAGGTCGTTGGCAATCGCCACAGCGAAGTCCGCGAACTTGCGCACACCGGCTTCCAGGTGGAACACGGCCAGTTCGGTGCCCCAGGCCAGCATTTCGGTATCCAGGCCGCCAAACAGATGGTTTTTGGCCTTCTCGCGCAGCTTGGCACGCAGCTCGTCGGCGCGCGACTTGCTCACCAGCTTGTTATTGGCTCCGTATTCAGCAGGCTTGGCCTGCGCCCCAACGGTTTTATCAGGGGTTGCGGTTTCTGAGATTTCGGTGGTTTTGGGGGCTGCTGCCTTCTTGGCATCGCGCTCTGCCTTGTGCTGGGCGTATTCAGCCTCGGTCATCCAGTCAGGCTTCAGTTCACCACGGGTCATCTGCATGCCCTGCGCGGTGGGGCGCATGGACACGGTTTCTTGAATGCGAATCCCGCTTTCCACGTAGTAACGCACGCCATTGGCATCCTCAAACAATGGGAAACCATTGCGGTTCTTGCCAAGGCTGCTATTTTTTTTGATTTCGTTTTTCTTGACGGGTTCTTGATGGGCCAGCCCCTGTGCCCAGTCCGCCACCTCGTCAAACCCGGCTTCTGTCAGCTCTGTGACAGCCTTTTCGTCACCGGCTGCTGCTTTGGTGGCCAATGCAGGAACCTCATTGACCTTCTGGCGCATGGTTCCCAGGCGCTTTTCAGCTGCGTTCTTGGCCAGGACAGAAGCCTTCTTGTCGCCTTTCAGGCGCGTGTAGCGATCATTGGCGGCCTTCAGCTGCTTGTCGGCAATCGCTTCGGCAGTGGCGCGCACTGGGTCAGCATTGCCATTCTTTTCGGCAATGGCATCACGCAAAGCCTGCTCTGCAGCCTTGTCGTCAAGATCCATGTAGTAGTGGTCTTCCACCAGTGCGTCGATTTCACTGGGGGTCAGTCCAGCCTTGACGGCCTGCGCCACCACGTCGCGGTCAAGGCGGTCGTACTTGTTGGCCACGGCCATGACTGGGTGGTCAATGGCGTTGTTGGCCATAAAGAAGCCATAGGCGAAGCCCTCGGGCGTCACGCTGCGGGCGTTCTTGGTGGCCAAGCTACTGCCGCCGTACTTGCTGTGCATCTTGGAACCCTCGGTAGGCTCCACAGGCGCGATGGGCAAGTCGCCATTGAAGCGGCCCCACAGCAATGTTTTCTTGGTGTAGGGGTCGCCCAGGTGGTTGGGGTCAAAGCTCAGACGCCACTGCGGCAGGCCTCCCAGCTTCTCGATGCGGCCCACGGGGTTCTCGATGGCCCACACGGCTGGCTTGAAGTGCTCAATGGTGGCCAGGGTTTGATGCACCAGCTTGACGCTGGCCACCGTGCGCCCGTCCGCGTCCTTGGCGGCGAAGTGGCGCGCACCACTGCTTGCGAAGTCGGTGCATGGGCACGCGGCCAGGATGGCGTAAATATCCTGCCCGTCAAAGTCTCCAAACCAGTCTGAGAAAAACTCCTGCGAGAAATTGTTTACGTCACCGACCTCGGGGTCGTTTTGAATGTCGAAGCGGTACACCTGATACCCAGCTTCTTCCCATGGCTTAGACCATTGGCCGGTGTAGTCGAACAAGGACAGCACCACCTTGTTGGCGTTCGCGTTGGTTTCCCCTTGAGCCTGGGCATGGGCCTTCCACTCGGCAATGCGTGCCTTGGCCTCGTCGGGCGTCATCCAGCCATGCTCGGCGTGATAGACCTTCACCTTGTCCTGCAGGCGCACCACCTCGTCCTTGGCGGGGTTGTCAAACAGGTGGTGAATGCGCCCCTCGTCCTCCGCCATGCGCTCCTGCGCGGCGTTGAACTCGTCCACGATTTCGGCCAGCTCACGGTCGTCCACACCTACCTGTTGGTGCTCGGGCGCATTGCTGGCAGCAGCGGGCTTTGCCTCGGCGGCGCGCTTCTTAGCCAAGCGCACGGCCTCTTGGATACCGGCCTCGTTCTTGTTCAGCCCGTTGACGGCATGCTTGCCGTTCTCCATCAGGGAAATGCTGTCGCCCTTGGACTCAATATCGAAGCCTGGGGGCAATTCCTTGCGCGCGGCATCCAGCGCGGCGATGAATTTCTGTTTCTTGGCCCACTCGCGTGCCTCTGTCGGCATGGTGTCAGCCAGCGCAGAAGCAGCGGCGAAGCGGGCTCCATCCTCGGTCAGCACGGAATTGGCGAAAGTCACCTTGCCGCGATAGCCTTCATTGGCCATATCCAGCATGGCGCGCGCCACCCCCTTGCGGCGGTGGTCGGCGTCCACGCTCATGTCCGACACGTTGTAGCTACCGTCGCGCAGCTGCTCAAAGCTCATTTCCCCTACGGTCTTGCCGTTCAGGGTCGCCGTGACCTCGCCTTTCTCCCGGTCGAACTGCAGCTCATAGTCGCCATGCTTGACCGTTTGAACACCAATTTTGATAGCTTCTTGTGCTTGCTGTGCATTGATTTGCACTGCATTTTCATCTACTTTGCTTCGCTGGTCTGCGTTTGGTGCTTTGTTTTCTGTAGCAGTTTGAGGCGAAACCACATCCAGCAGCGCTGCGCGCACCTTGTCAGACAGGTCTGCCCATGGCTTGGTGTGCACATTCTTCTTCTGGATGGCGTTCAAGCCCTTGGCATTGGCTGCAGCAGCTTGGCGCTCGGCAGCTGTCATCCGCGTCCAGCGCTCGGAAGCCTCCAGCTTGCGCTGACGTTCAGCCTCCCGGCGCGCATTGCCTTCCTGGGCAATGGCTTTGGCAACCGCTTCGCCTTGTGCGGCTGCCTGAGCACCATCGTTGCCGGTTTTCTGGGTGGCAGTTACTGTGCTTGTGCCTGCTGCTTGGCCAGCAGCTTGCGCTGCAGCTCCTGCTGGAACGCCGTCGACTGCTTGGCCAGCTGCTGTTCGCGCTTGCTGTTGTTGCGTGCCTGCTTGCTGGGTTTGAGAGGCTTGCGTGCCATTTTCTGTAGCTCCTTTATTTGTAGCTGCCTGCGCTTGCAGGCCACGGCTTTGAAGTGCTTTTTGCAGTTTTTTGAAACGGCCATGCTCGGGCGAAGTAGCGCTGGCCAGCGCCACCAGCTCGGCATCCGTCATGTCTGGAATCTGCTTGCGGGAAATGGCTGCCAAATCGGCCACGGAAGGTGCCTTGGCAGCCAGCTGGGCCTGTGTATTGCCCTGCTCCTGCAGGCGCGTGATTTCCGCGCGGGCCTCGGCGGCGCGCTGCTTGGCGTCTGCAATGGCCTTCAGGCGGCGCTGTTCATTGGCTTCACCTACGTCAGCAGGACCACCCTTTGCCTCGTGCTCGGGCAAAGGTTTGGGGTTGTGCTTGTAAGTACGGGAGGCCCAGTCACGCGCTTGTGCGTCGGCATCCTTGGCGATGGCTTCCAGTTCAGCAATTCGCGCGGCAGGGTCTGTGGGCAGCAGCTGCTGCTGGATTACTTGCTCTGCTTCTTGACCTTGGCCAGCGCTTTGGCGCGGGCCTCGGGGCTCATTCGTTTGAGTTTCAGCAGTGCTTGCAGCATGGCTTTGCGTGCTTGCGGATTGGTTGGCAGTCGTAAGGGCATCAGCAATTTCCTCGTCAGAAGCGCCCAGGGCGCGCAGAAAGTCTTCGTCGGTCGCGTTCGATGCTCGGTCGAAGAATGGAATATCGGAGTCGTCCAGCTCGGCTAGTGCCGCAAAGGCCTCGTCGGGAGCTTCACGCTGGGTCATTTCCCAGTCGTACAGCTCTTTTTCCAGGTCAGAAAGCTCGTCGTAGTCGCGCTCATAACCTGCAAATGGGTCTTCTGGTGCCGTATCTGCCACGGCAGAAGCTGCACTCAGCGGTGCGTCAGCACCAGCATCAGGCATGTCGTCGGGGTCGATGTATTGGGCAGCCGCCTGCACTGCGGCAGAGGCTCCGGTATCTACAGCTAGTGCTGCAGCCCCCTCAAGACCACCAGCAGTAGGGTTCAAGCCCATAGCCTCGCTGGGGCGCATGGTTGTCCCCGTCGATTCATAAATTTCATCGTCAGGGCTGGCCATGGCGCGGCCAGCATCAATCTCAGCCTGGCGCGCTTGGGCTTCTTGGGCGCGCTGCTGGGCCAGCATTGCAGCTGCATCTGGGGGGGCAGTCTGTGGCACCTCTGGTTCACCGGCCTCCTGCTCGGCCAGCAACTGTGCCTGCTGTTGCCATGCTTGCTGCACGCGCTGCAGGGCATCGGCTTTGCGCGCGTCCTGCTCTTGTGCGGCTTTGTCTGCAGCTTGTTTGGCGGTGTTGGAGCTCGATGTGTCGGCTTGTGGCGCAGCGAACCCCTTGTAACCTGCTGCGGCACCGCCCATGGCACCACCAGACAGCACGCCCAAGACAATGGCCTCGTCCAGTCCTTCTGACCAAGGCTTGTCCAGGGCAAGGTTCTGGATAATGGTTTCAGTCACAGACTGGGGCAGTTCTTCAAACACGCCCTCTACCAATGCGCCCTCGATTACTTGGCGTGGAATGCCCTTGGCGGCCTGCACCATCAGAGGATTGGCCGCGGCATCGGCAGCTTCGTCCGCAAACTGCTTGGCCATGCCCTGCGTGCCTTGGGCCAGCATGGTTTCAGCATTACCCACGCCCAGCTTGTTGGCCAACTTGCCACCGGCATATCCCAAACCGGCCCCGATGGCGCCCGTGGCCAGTGCGGCACCAGCCTGGCCGGGTGTCAGCAGCCCGTCATCGGTTTCCTGGCGAATTCCTTCGGCTTGGGAACCGGCCATGACAGCGCCTTCGCCCAGTGCACCAGCGACTACAGCGCCCTTAGAGCCCATTTGGCCCAGTCGTGTGGCTGCCAGCGCACCACGGCCAATCACACCACCTGCACCCATTGCAGGCAATGACTCGATAACGGCCCCTGCAATGTTGGATGGGTTCTCAATCGCTGCCTGGAACTTGCCGCCAAGGCCTTCAGCCTCTTGGAACTTGCGCTGTGCTTCCTTTGTGGCGTCAGAGTGCCATTCATTGACGATTTCGCGCGCCTGCTTGGGACGGAAACCGAAAGTGCCCCCTTCATTCTCCAGCGCTTTACCTACACGGCCACCAGTCGGAATGTCCGCAAGGCCGACGATGGCCTCTGGTACCGCGATGGCGCCTTTAACGGCCCATGCTGCTGCATCGCGCGCGAAGCCGCCCAAGCCACGGTCTGGCGCTGGCGCATCGGCCAAAAACGCATCAACCTGGCTTTTCGGCTTTGCCACAGCATCAGGTTTGCGCGCAGGTTGAGAACCGCCTTGAGGTTGCGGACCATCGTTCAGGAAGTCGTCGATTTGGCTCATGCAGCCAGTTTTCCCGCGCGTGCGTACTTCCCCAAACCCTAGCCGGGGTGATACATTTTTCCGCGGAGGAACACACCTATGCACACACAGACAGCCACCCAACCTGTTTTCAGCATTAGTGCTTACTTAGGCGGTCATCTGCCGCTGGCGCGCGTTTTCTGGCTTTATGGCTTTATTGGAATCTCTGCCTTACTGTTACTGGTGGAGTACACGGTTGCCCCACTGAAGTCAGTCCTGGCGCTGTTCACTCTGGCCTACATGCTGGCCTGGTCCATCGCGGCGTGGCGCTCGGCCAACAATTACCAGGGCAGCACCACATGGCGCGCCTTGACCTACCTCTGTGTGCTCATGCCTGTGATTGGCACCGTTTTGGTGGTGGGCTTGACAGCTGGTGCACCAAAGAAACAGGCTACACCTGTGACAGTGCAGCCTGCTGTGCAGCTTGAATCTCCTAAAGCCCGTGCTTTGGACGGCCAAGGCATGTCGATTGACGAGTTCTTGGCCGATGCTCCGGGTCAGAAGTAACCCAGCTCTTGTAGCGCCTTGCGCTTTTGCTCGATGCTCATTGAAGTATCGTTTTTGATAGCGATGGCCTTGGGATTTTCTGCAATGGGCACCTGCTTCTGAGTGCCCACACCCACCTCCTGCCCAGTGCGCAGGTCAATCAGCCGCTGCGGCACATTTCGCATTGTTCCTGCCTGCGCATCCCACTCTTGGCCTCCACCCACGGTCATGAAGTTGTTGCGCAGGTTGTCGCTAGGGCTCTTGCCATTGAGAGCCATGATTTGTTCAGCAATTGCGCTGCGCTCTTCTGGCGTCTTGGCGTTTTCATAGCGCTCATGCAATGCCTCTTGCCTGCGAAGCGCCCGTGTGCGGAAACCACGCTCCTGCACTTCTGAGTCTGTGCGCTGGCCCTCCATCCCCAGGCGAATGCCGTCCATGCCAAGACGCTGCTGGTCCAAGGCATTGCGTGCATTGGCGCGTGCGGTTTCCCCACTTTCTCGCATCTGGGTCTGCATCAAGCTGGCGTCGATGCTCTCCGCGTTATGGATGGCATCGGCCTCCTGCCTGCGGAAATTCATCAGTGCACTCAGTTGTGCTGCAGTCAGCTGGCCATTTTGCGCACCCTTATATGGGGTCGTGAGCGCACGCAGGATTTTTTCGCGCTCCTGCTCAGTGCGTGGATCTCCAGGCGCGGGACGGCGCATAGGTCGCCCAATAAAGCCTCTGTCTGGTGCGCTTGGGACATTGCCACTATTGACGATACGCATGATGCTGGCCAGCTGCTGATTGGCCGCCAGCTGCTCGGCAGCGCGTTGGTTCTGTGCACTGGGCTGCTCACCACGGCGCGGCGAAAAGCCCATGCCAGTTGGGCTATCGCTGTACTGGCCTGGCCCATTGCGGTAAACACCAGGCGCGATTTCCGTTGCCGTGGTGGTGTCCTGCGCTTGTGGCGCTGCAGGCGCGACGGCTGGCGCTGCTGGTGCCTGTACCTCTGGCTGCGCTTGTGCCACCGGCTTTTCGTTGTTGCCCACTGCGGTTACTGGTGCTGCGGGCGCTGCGGCCTGTTGTGGCGCAGGAGCTGCCTGTGCCTCATTACCAATAAGCCCATCCCAGAAACCAGCTGCTCCACGCGCGATACCACGGCCAGCAGCCGCTACTGTCTTGTCCAGCGCTTCCACTGTGCCCATACCAATGCCACCCAATGCGGCACGTGCACCAGCGCCCATTGCCCCAGCGACTTCGCCACGGTCCCAGCGCTGGCCTGCATCGGTCAAAGCATCCTCCACAAACATGGCAGTTGGGCTGGCTGGCTTCGGTGCACCCACTTTGGCAGCTGGTGCCGGTGTGCTGCTTGCAGCTGGTGCACTGGCCATGGGCACGCCAGCGGGCGCGCGCTCGGCTCTGGCAGTGATGTTGGGGTGGAAACCATAGGCAGCCTTGCCTGCCATCGTGTCCTGCTCGGCTTGAGCCTGTGCTGGCGCGACAGCAGGCACCTTGGCATTGGCCGCCATGGGTGCAGCCGGTGCTGGCGCTGGGTTCTCCACGATGGTGTTACCTGGCCCGAATGTGGTGTTTTCGCGGCGCTGCATGCTGGCTGGCACATTAAGCACACGGCGCTTTTCCTCGTCGGGCACCTGGCCGCCGTTGGCAAAGTACAGCTGGGGCTCAAAGCCTTGAGGCACCACAGCGGCTTCTGGTGCTGGCGTGTGCGTGGCTTCCACCACCTGATTCAGCGCTTCTGGTCCCCCCACGGCATCCACGGTATCCGGAGGCAAGACGTATTCGCCCGGCTTGACCATGGCTGGCACCGAGTCCGGCGCCTGGTTCAGCTGTTGGGCTTGCGCGTCAGGCTCTTTTTTTGGCGAAATTTGAGGTTTAGCCTTTGCTGGCTTGCTTTGTGCGCTATCTTTTTCGCGCTCTTTGGTGGGCTTAAATCCTTGCATGGGTGTACCTCAGATATAGGACACATTCACGTGGTCGGTGTCTTCGCGCGTTTCGCGGCGCAGGTCGGCATCGGGTCGCGCGCCAAAGTACGCGGTGAATGCACGTTCAGCCTGGGCAGCGCGCTGCGGGTCGAAACTTTCTGCGTCTGGTTGCGAAAACGCACAGTGCAGAGCCCAAAGCACCAGCTTTTCATGGTGTGCCACGCCGATTTCAGGGGTATCGGTGTCTTCAGTCATGGTGCTGATGGGCAAGCGGTAGCCTTCCAGCACCAGCTTGCCCGCAGCCTTTGGCGGTGTGGCCAGCCGGATTTTGGTTTCCAGCTGCACTGCATAGGGCAGCACATACTTGTGGTCCGTGCGCCACTCGGGATGGTTGCGGGAGAGCCATTCCGTCGATTTCAGGGCCAGCTCTGTATCGGGCTGGCCATCTTCTATGCGCATCAAGTACGTGATTTCGTACAGTGCCTCGTGCAATTGGTAAACCGATTGGCCGGGCTGCAGAGTGATTTCGCACACCTGTGGCAACACACACTCGTGCAGCAGGCGGGCGCGAATTGCCGCTTCGTGCTCGGCCTCGTTGAGTACACGCTTCACATACTCGTCTTCAAACAAGTAGGGCTCTACGGTGTCTTTGGCATCGTTGCGAAAGCGCTCCACCAGCTGCTTGAGTGTGTGTTTCATATCAGCGCACCCCGAACTGTTCCACCAGACCGGCTACTTCTTCACGAATGGACTGCAGCGCGCGCGTCTTGTTGATGTTCACGTCGTACTTGGCAGCGTATTCCTTGAGCTGGTCCTTGTCCCAATTGCTGATTGCCAAGAGCATTTCTTCCTTGGCCTGGTGCTCCTGCTGCTGGGCCTGCTCTTGGGCGTGCACCTGGGCAATGACAGCAGCGCGCTCGGCTTCTTCTTGCTGTGCCTGTGCATCCTGCTGCTGGGCCTTTTGTTCCTCCCCCTTGGTGGCAGGCGCGGGCTTGGCCGCCTTGAACTCGGCAAACTTCAGCAGCTTCTTGGCAGCCATGGGGCTGACCAAGTGCTCGTCGCCGGGTTGCCACTCGCGGAAAGAGCCATAACGCTTGTCATTGAACGGCTTACGGCCGCCGTAGGCCAACTTAATCAGGTCCATGTTTTCCCCTGTTTGTTGCAAAAAAGGGCAAGCCTGCTTGGCAAGCCTGCCCTTGGCGGGTGCTGGCGCGAAGGGCTTAACCTTCCATGGCCGCGTCGATGGTCACTTCCACGCGGGAAGCCTTTTCGTTGTCTGCGCCACCCAGCTTGGCCACCAGATAGGCGTCCTTGGGCAAGCGCACACTGGCGTTGGTCGTGGCATTGCGCAAGCGGCCGGCCGCATTGACCACCAGGCCAGAGCCAAAATAGTCATCGTCCTGCGGTACGGCGGTATGGTCGATGCCATCCACGTACTTAAAGCCCAGTGTCAGCGTGGTGCTTGCAGACATGGGCGTAGTCACGTTCACCAGGCTGTCGTGCAAACGCATGCCTGCGGGCAGGATTCCCAGCGCGACTTCATCGTCTTGCTTGAAATCGGCCAGTACGTCAGCGCCCAGCACCTTGCCGTTGGTGTCCGTAGACAGCACGAAATGCAGCTTCTGGCTGTTGCCGTAAGCTGTGTTGCCCACACGGTTGTGGGGATTGGTCTTGAGAACTCGCATGGTTGCTCTCCTGAGTATTGGTATCGGGAGCTACCCCCGAAGGGGTAGCAGTGGCGCGCTGGTGGCTTATGCCAGCTCACCGGCCATCAGAGGCACGGCGGTGTCGATGGCAATCACACCGTGGTCGGTGTAGTGGAACTTGCCATCGCCTTGTGCCACCTTCCAGCGGACCTTGGCCATGCCCTGGATGGCGCCGATAAGCAGCTCCATCTTGTCGCCATGGTCGAACTCTTGTTCCGACCAGAAGAAAGGCATGCCACCCTTCTTGTCGGGCGCGGCGGCAAAGGCCTGGGCCAGTGCTTGGCCACCCAGCAGCAGCGCACGGTCCACGGCATGGGTTTTGCCGAAGCTATCGGGCACCACGGTAGCGGTTTCCACTTCGCTGGAGTAAGACGCGCAGTAGCGAATCTCATTGCCAGCGTAGAAACGGATGGGCTTGGGCATCTTGCAAATCAGGATGCCGTTCCACAGACCCACTTCGCCCAAGAACAGCGGATGGTTCTTGGCCTTGGAGGCGCGCGCCAGGGCGTTTGCCTGGAACTGACGGAATTGGGGGTCTTGCGCGAATGCGTGGTACTGGGCAGGCGACACCAGCAGGCAGCGCAGTGGCGAGTCTTCAGAAACAATGTCTCCGGGAATCTTCACTGCGGGAGGTGGCAGCGGAATGCTTTCCACCACCGTGCGAATGGAATCCACCACATCCATGCTCAACATATCCGTGGTTGCAATGTCCATCGCGCCAGAGATGGCCGCAAAGGGCTTGATCGCGTCACCATCAGCGATGTAGTGACGGTTCTTCGTGGGCGCCTTCACGGGGTTAATCATGATTTCTTCAAAATCTTCGTGGTCGGGCGTAGGCACCTTCCATTCGATGTTGTTGTGGAAACCACGAGCACCGGCCATGTGCACCAGTGTGGATTGGTCCTGGTAGCCGTCCATCAGCGCCTGCGCGATGGGTCGGCCCAAGCGATAGAAGTCCACGGGGGAACGCACCTTGCTCATGGTGTCGCCCAGGTCCACGGGGAATCGCGCTTGGTCTACGCGCAGACGGTACTTGTCCAGCGCCATGCCTACGCCCTTACCCTCGGCCTTCTTGCGTCCCATGATGGGGTAAGCACCCACTGGCTGCACAAAGTGGAACTCCACCTCGTCACCAGTGCCTTTGCCCAAGTCTTGGGCCTTCACGATGGGCATATCTGCCGATGTTTGCTTGCGAATCGTCGCGGCAGCACCGGCTTCACCCTTGGGAAATGGCGCGCTCAACTTATTGATAGTCGAGTTGCGTTGCTGGGACTGTGCAAACAGGCCAGCTGCTTGCACAAACTGGGCATTGGGGCTGCCAGCGCCTACAGAAGTTTTTCCGGACATTTTTAGTCCTCCTGCTATGGGATTGGTAGCACCGCATCACGCGGGGCTAGGGTTTCAAAGCACTGAGTTCATCAGCTGCTCAATCTGCTCGGGGGTCTTACCCTCCATCAGCGACAGCAAAGAGCTGGGGTCGTTGGCCACACTCAGCTGCTCGGCAGTGCTCTTATCCGCCAGTCCACCGGGCACATCCGTCAGGGTGAATGGGGGATTGTTCTGAGCCTGCTGCAGCATGGCACGCACATTGCTCTTGCCACCGGCTACGCCGGTTTGCTGCTTAAAGGTGTCGAACACCTCGATCACTTGCGCTGCACTGCCTGCTTTCAGCGTCTGCTCGGTAGCAGCGCGCATGAATGCGGGCATGCCTTGCAGCCACTTGGACCACTGTTCGGACTCCACAATTTCGTCTGCGTCCTGGTGGGCGCTGTAGATCGCGTTGTAGTGCGCGTCTTCGGCGGCCTTTTGTGCAGCCGTGGCGCGCTCGGCCACCATGGGCGCGAGTGCGTTCTGTACGCGCATATCCACCAGCTTGGCGATGCCATTGGCGATGGCCTCTTCGGAGAAGTCACCGAACAGGTTCATGTCCACGCCGTCAGCAATAGCTGCCTGCGCGATGGCCAAGTTCTGGTCAGCCGTCGTCGCGGTTTCGCCTGCATCGGCGCGGGCCTGGGCATCCTGCTGGGCCTGCTGCAGATTGTTCTGCTGCTGGGCAGTCAGTTGCTGAAGCTGCTCTTGCAGTTCAGCTGCGCGCTGTTTCCACTGGTCGCGGTCTGTGCGGGCCTCCACCAACTTTTCGTAGGGGATGGTGTAACCACCGGACTTGCTGGCGATGGGCGCGGGCTTCTCGTCTTCCTGAGTGCCGTTGTCCTGTGCGCCTGCGGCAGCGGTGGCTGCATCAGTGCCGCTGAGTGCGGTTTGTGTGTTTGTGGTGTCCGTGCCTGCATCGTCAGCACCATGGCTCTCTGGCTGGCGCTCCGCACCAGTGTCGAGGTCAAGGTTTCCGTTCAATGCGGCTTCCAGCAAAGCGCTGGGGTTGTGTGTTCCTGGCATGCGTTTAACCCCAGCTATCCGGCTGGGCCTATGTGTGCATGCAGCGGTCATGAGAAGTGGGGCAAGGCCTCCGGCCCTACCCCGCTACTCTTTTTCCGTCTGCGGGAAATGCCGCCTCATCACGAGGGGGCTGTCTCATTGCACGCTATTGCGCACAACTTGAGGATTAGTTTCTGCGGCCATGTCAAGATTTCCTAACCCTAGCCGGGGTGACGTAAAAAAACCGCCACGGTGGGCGGTTTGTTTTAGTGGCGCGCTGGGCCTACGCCGGACAGTACCCATACCGGTGCGGCCACTGTGAAATGCGCTTCTTCATCAGCCGCTTGGCGTACTGGCGCGCCTGCATCAGCGCCATGGCCACCAGCACCATGGGCATGGCCATCAGCAGCTTCACATGCTTGGGCGCGTGCAGCTCGTGCATGAAGGAAGCCAGTGCGTAGACGATGGGCTGTGCAGCTGCGGCCATCGCGCGAGAGATACCGCCACAAACGGCCAGTGCGCCTGCGGCTGCCAGTGCGAAAAGGGTAGTACGGCGAAGTGTCAGCATGATGTTTTCTCCAATGGTGAGTTGATGCCTTGCCACAAGGGACCACGCTATTTCACCCCGGCCATGGCAATTTCCTTAACCCTAGCCGGGGTGGCGCGCTAGATGTTGTCTTCCACCTCTGGTGTCTCGATACCCTGCATGCCGGTGCCTGGCTGCTGTGGCACTGGTGGGAATGCTGGGCTCGTGTTCTCTCGCACTTCCGGTAGCCCATCCTCTCCGGGTCGGCCTTGGCCTTGCAGGTATGGGTCTTTCATCTGCACGGCGGCCTGAGTCTGTGCCGTTGGGAAGTTCGGGTCGTCGCCACCAGGGTTGGGCTTTTGGTAGCCCGCGGACTGCATGATTGCGTCTGCCACTGGGGCAATCATTGGCATCTGCGCCACCTGGGCACCTGCTTGCATTGCGCTGAATGCCGCCTGCACGCCGGTCTGCACAGCTTCTTGCAGCAGCTTTTTGATCTTGGCATCGCTCTCGCGCTCCTTGATTTCCAGCTCTCGCAGCTTCAAGTCGTGCATCAGCTCCTGCTTGACCTGTTCGCGGATTGCCTCGGGGTCTGCTTGCTGCTCTGCATTGCGCAGTGCTTCCACCACCTGCTTCTTGCGCGGGGTGTCCATGAGGTCCACCAGGAAAGGCAGCATCACCTGCTGCGCGTGCGCTGGCAGCGCCTTCACGGCCTCGCTCAAGGCATTGAGCTGCTGGGCGCGGAAGCCTGGGCTGCTTGGTACGTCCTCCAGGGCCACTTTCAAGCGCGTGCGCTGAATGTCGTTGCTCAGGTACAGCATGCCAGTTACCGGGTCGCGCTCGGGCTTGTTCAGCACCACGGTGCGCGGTGGGTTGATCGTGTCGCCTTCAATCACCACCGTTGTTTCTTCGCGTCCCGTGTCTTCAATAATGAGCGCCATCAGCATTTCACCTACCAGCGCGCGTGCCTCCTTGAAGCTGTCCATGGGGTCTGCCAGCGTCGTGGTGCTTTGCTCCAGCTGCGTCTGCTCCTGCAGCCCACTGCGCGCGGTACCCTGCTGGCCACGCAGGCTGGGTGTGATGGGCGTCACACGCTCGATGGCGGCGCGGCTGTCCTGCATCAGCTGGAACTGCTGGGCGTTGAGCTGGAAGTCGCGGTGCACTTCAAAGCGGGCGCCAGGCTGGGCCATGTGGGCGGCGTTCAGCACAATGTCCGCGTCTGGCCGTGCAATGGCGCGTCGGAATTGCTCGTCTGTCATGTCCACGGCACCCTTTGTGCGCTCTGTACGTACCGCACCCATGCCCCAGCGCAGCTTGGCGATGGTGCTGTTCAGGCTGTCTTGCGGGAAAAGCATGTCGCGCACCATGCCGTACGGCACACCCGTTGTGTCCTCGCGGTAGCACCACACTGGCACATAAGGGAAGCCCTTGAATGGGTATGGCGTTGGACCGTCAGCAAGGCGATGTGGGCCAATCCAGTAACTGCGGCGCATGCGTGCCACCACGGCGCGCTGCAGCTGGGCTACACCAGACTGCACGGCTGCAATGTGAGCGGCATTGGACTCGTCAAACTCCACCACGCGGCCATTGCGCAGCTTCAGCACCATCACGCTGACCCAGCGCCGGTACCAGACTTCAGAGATACACACCTGGCGGTTTTCTGTGTTGTACCAGCTGTCCTCCTGCAGCGTCCAGCCGCGCTCGGTGTCAGCAGCTGCGTACAGCCCCGTACTCTGCCCACCCTCAAGCTCCATATTGAACAGGTCAGAAGCCCAGCCAGCCTGCATGCGCAAGATAAGCTCGGCATGCTCGGGGAACAGCATTGCGGCCTGGTCTTTATCTACCCAGCGGCGCCGGAATAGCCAGCGCGCGTCCTTGAGGTCCGGCTCACGTGCTTTCATGTCCCACCAGATTTCATTGCGCGACACGTACCGGCAGCGATAGGGGTACTCGAAAGGGTCCGATGGGCGCGACACTTCCACCCAGCCCAGTCCCACAGTCACGGCTGGCCGGAAGGCCTCGCTCAAGGCGCGGTCTGCTTTGCTGTGTCGCTCTGCCTGGTTGAGCTTGTAATTCAGCGCATCTGCCACGTCCTGCCCCTCTGGGTCGCCATCTGGTGTCACGCGCCAGTCGGTACGGGTCTTCTTCTCATAGCCGCACACAGCCGCGATGGCTGGGCCAATGATGTTCTCTTTGGCCGGTGGAATGCCGGCCGCACGCTGGCGCCGTAGTAAGTCACTGTCGAGCTGATTGCCGTCTGCGTAGTCGGCTTCTTTGTCAGCTTGGGCGCGCCACGGCTGCTGATTGAGTGCCTCTCGGCAGATTTCCTCCCATTCCGTGACGCTCAACGGGGCGTCAGGCTTGGGCAGAAGTGCTGGCATGCTGCGTTCGCTGGTGTGATAGCTCTGCATCTTTAAGTTCTCCAGTCTGGGTCGTCGGGTTCTTGGTAGCCATGGCTGTCGCTGCCGTAGCCGGTATCTGTCGGGTTGAACAGGCCGTTCTCTTTCGCCTGCGCCCACTGCCGCAGTGCGTCGGCAGCTTCTGTGCAGCCGTTTGACTTGTCGGGCTCTTCGTCAATGAATTTCTGCAGGCTGGTGCTGTACTTCTTCTTGTAACCACGCAGACGCTCCAGGCCGTGGTCACAGCCTTCGCGGTCAAACCAGGCACTCTTGAGGTGCTTGCGCAGCAAGGAAATACCAGTCATCAGGCGCGTGATGATGGGGACCACCACAAAGTTCTGCCCTGGCATCAGCTCCTGCAGCTGCTCTTTCACGGACTTGTTGAAGTCACTAAGCCGCTTGTGCGCGGCATCGTGTGGCAGAAAGTGCGCCCCATAGACATAGCCGCGCTCTTGCAAGTGGCGCACGTAGTGCCGCAAGTCCTCGTCGTGCTCTTCGTAGTAAGCAATGAAGCGTGCCTCTCCCCGCAGCTCCTGCATAAACCAGATGGCGCAGCCGTCAGAGCGGCCAATGTCCCAGAATGTGTAGACAGGCAGGTCCAGCAGCGGTACACGCGTAATACCGCCACGCTTGGTCAGCTCGGTCAGTGCCTTGGTCAGATAGTGGCCCTTAGTGCTGCGCTGGAAGGCTTCTTCCGGCGTGCTAGGGTACTCCTGCCACATGCGCTCGGGCTCCCCTGGGAAGTCGGCTTCCTGGGTGGCCACGTACCAAGCGCGCTGGTCAGAGTCAATCGTGCAGCCAGCAGCTACCTCGATGCTGTCAAAGTAGTCGTGATACTCGCGCGACACATCGACCATCGCGGGGTCCATGACGTAGTTGGGCTCTTGCCACCAGGCGTAGAAGTGGAAGCGATAGTCGCGCGATGTGAGCTTCTTGTGCCCATAGAACTGGGCCTGGGCGCGCACGCACAGCCGATAGAACTCACCTTGTGGCCCTTCGGCCGTACTCTCAATCACCAGGATGCCGGTCTTGGGCACTGCTGGGATGGAGCCCGTCATCACTTCCTTGGCCTTTTTAGGCGACTCTGCGCAGATCTTCCCCATTTCGGAGATATGCAGTCGGTGGATGGTGCCCGAGCGCATCGAAGTGCTCACGCGGATGGAGCTGTTGTTGTGCGCGAAAAGCAGCTCTTTGGCAGTCTCCTTAGCCAGCGGGAAGCGCTCACGGATTTCTGGCGGCAGGTTCTTGTATGCGAACTGCACTTTGTCGCGGAAGATGGCCCCAGCCGCGTCCAGCGTCTGCGCGATGATGCCGCATCGCTGGTTTGCGTTGAAAAGCGCATGGTCCAGCCAAAGGATGGCAATCAGGGTCGTGAAGCCCAGCTGGCGCGCCTTGAGGATGATGTTGCGGTGCCACAGCCGGCGCAGAAACCGCTTTTGGGCGCGGTTGGGCTTGAATGGCATCACCAGCACATCGGCTTCTTCGTCGTCGTCATCCCCTTTGACCATGATTTTGTAGAGGCACCCACTGAAGATGCGCCACTCTGGGTCGCGCAAGCATTCCTCCAGCTCCTGCGGGCTGGTGGGCAATTTGTTCAGGGGCTTGTCAATGACCTGGCCAGCCATGTGCACTACCTCCGTGCCGCCTGCTGCCCGTCGTCGTCATCGTCGTCGTCCAGGGCATCTGGGTGCTGCACTTGACCGAGCGGCGCGCGCACAGGTGGCTTCTCGGGGTCTTCTTCGATGGGCTTGAAGCCGTTGCCGCCTTCTTGCGCAATGCGGTGCAGCAAGCTGGCCAGTCCGTCTGCAGCCTGCTGGTTGTCTCTCTCGTACAAGCCAAGGTGCCTGAATAGCTTCTCCATGTACGGGGTGCGGTCGTACAGCTGCACTTCGATGCCGTACTTACCTTCCTTGGCTCCTGCATACAGTGCCAGCGCCTCGGGGCTTATATGTCGTGTGTCGTGTAGCACCAGGCGTGCATAGCCTGTGCCACCGCACTGGGGGCAATCGCTGTTTGGCAGCTTGCGGGGGTCAAAGCCAATGCCGCCTTGCTCGTCAAATTCTTCCAGCGGCTTGCCTTCATCGAGCCACTTCTCTCTGTCGTGGTTCAGCTCGGACAGTGTGCGCTGGTACTTGTGGCCTTCTCCGTAGCAGTGTCGGCAGCAGCCGACACGCACCTCGACTATCTCTCGGGGGTCTGCGTTCACTATGCGCCACGTCAGCTCCAGCACGCGGTCTGCTGTGATCTGTGTGCGCTTTTGCTGCTCTGCTCTGGCGTTCGCTATCGCGGCCTGAATGTGAGGTTTTGACAAGTTCTCATGGCCGATTTGCCGGGCCGATTTCTCGCTGTACTTGGCGCGGATGGCAGCCTGGGTGGCATTGCAGTCCACCAAAAATTCATCGACAAATCGAGCCTCTTTTGGCGTCAAAGCCTTGTGCAGCAAGCGTTCGTAGCTATCTTTTTTTAATTCCTTGGCTTTGCTGCTGCTGGCAGCACGCTTGCGCGCAGGCGCAGTTTTGCCCACAACCTGCGTTTTGTCGGTTGGGGGCTTTTTTGTCGGTTCAGTTTTGCTGGTTTTTGCGGGTCGTTTTGATGCCATGCTGGCAGTTTGTCCAGCACTGCCGCAAGTTCCTAACCCTAGCCGGGGAAAGAATAAAAAGGGGGTATTCGTAAAAGCATGTTGCAAACAGCACTAGACCTGGCCCCGATTAATAACCGCTTGTCCGGCGTGCGCCGTTCGTCGGAAAGTTTGTTTTTGCTTGCATATAGCGCGATTCGCGCTATATAATACATTTCAACAGCACAGCAATACCGCTAGCGCTGAACCTCTAAAGGAGAAGACTATGACAGACGTAATCGCATGCAAGACAAGCAAGACCACTGCCACCGGCCGCACTGTTTATGCAGTCGTAATCCCTGAGGGCTGGGAAGAGCGCCAACAGGCAACGCATGTTGTCTCTGTGAATGTTGAGCGCCTGGCTCTGGGTGATGACACATGGCACCACGTTCTTCGCGAATACGAAGACCACATCATTCTGAATGAGCAGGGTGAAATTGATGTGGATCTGGAGTCCGCGCGCATCGCTGCAAAGCAATTCGCTGAGCAAAGCAAAGCTCGCGCCCAGGTGCAGGACGATGAAGGCGATGTTTATGACGATTTTGTGATGGAAGACTAAACAAAGCGCGGCCCTTCGGGGCCAGCACTCACCCTCTTACACGGAGAAGATCATGGAAACAGAAATCAAGCATGGGCCTTTTTCTTTCATCAATGACCGCATTCGCGCGGTCAACGACACGCCATCGCGCCAGTGGCGTATGTATTACGGTGCTGAAGAGCTGGCCATGCGCACAATCAGCGGGCCAAATGTTGAGCTGAGTGTTTTGTTTGATGAGTTTGGACAGGACCGCGCTGACTTTATTGCGCGGACACAGAAGGCTTTTGCGCTGCCGCGCGTAGATCTGATCGACTACGAAACCGGCGATGCAGTGGCGCACTTCCATTCACACGACCTGTGCGGCATGCAGCCGGGAATTATCGATGACCGCTCCCGCTACTGGATTCGCACGGCTGATCGGCGGTATTCGCGTGCTGTGACGCTGACAGAGTTTGCGCACATCGTCGCAGAACATGCTGCTCCGCAGAACGCCTGGATCGTCGAGCTACTGCCTGCCGCTGTGTTGTCACGCGATCCCGCAGAATGGCGTGCGCCCACAAGCTGGGAGCTGCGGCACATTGTGGGTGAGGGGAGTTTTACAGGCATCAGCGGTGCAAAAGCTGCAGAGCTTGTGGGCGTCACGCCTCAGAATTTCCGCAAGTACACAGCGCACGATGGGGCTGCCACGCGTCAAAAAATGAGCTTTGCAATGTGGCACCTGCTGCTGCACAAGCTGGGAGTGCAAGCAGCATGATGATCAATCTGAAAAAGCTCAGCACACCTGCGCTGCTTGAGCTGCTGCGTGATGTGTCACGCGAGATAGAAACGCGCCTGAGCACGCCGATAGAGCAACGCGTGCAGGCGGTGGAGCCTGTTGTTGTCGTGCGTGAGCCGGGCGAAGCTGATAAGCAGCTCTGTTTGCACATAGCCCAGCGCCTGCGGCGCGGCGATTACATCAAAGCCGCCGAGCGCCAGCGCGTGGCAGAGATTGCTGCGGAGTTCGGCGCCTGGGTTGAAAAGCAGGGGTTGCCGACATCTGCTGGCACTGGGGCCTGGCGCAAAGCGGCTGAAAAATACAGTATTGGCTTTGCGCAAGAGCGCTGATATAGTTGCACCACTGCCGCACAGGCAGCTTAGAAAAGTCACTGCTTCGGTTGTGTTCGCTGCTGAACAAGCAGCTTAGAAAATGCGAGGCGATGACGACTCGTTCTGCCGCACAGGCAGCACAAGACCCAGCTTCGGCTGGGTCTTGTTTTATGCGCAGGAGTTTTCCGCATCCTCCCCGCCACCCCTGCCAGCGTGGAAACCGCCTGGGCAGGCGGTTTGGGTAGGGTTGCTGCCGCGCAGCTCGTCAGCTTTTTCAAAGAGGCAGCTGGTACTGCTGCATTTTCCCAAGTATCTTCTGCATCCCGTCTGCTATCTGCCGGATTTCGCGCATTTGCCGCATGTGAGAGCGCTCCAGCCTGTCTTGCCGTGCTTCAAGCGAACGTGTGGGCAGCAAGGCCGTTGCTTCCAAAGCATACCCCTGCAGTATCATCCCCGCTCTGCGTGCTTCTTCCGGCGTCAGCAGCATCATGTCGTCGCCCACTTCCAGCTTTATGTAGCCGTCATCCAGGATGGAGCCTGACGTAACACGCGGGTCCGGAAACTGAGTCAGCGGCTTGTATGACGCAGGCTCCCTGCTGATAAAGCCCAGCTTGCGCAGCTGCTTGAGCGCTTCATCAACAGTCGTGAGCCGAAACCCGGTCTGCTCTGCTATCAGCTCGCGCGTGGGTGCAATGCCGCTGTCAGTCAGCGTCTTACACACTGTAAAGACGCGCATCATGCTGGTGCCGTCTTCAAGCGCGTCGACGCGCTGGACAGTGGTGCCCATGCGATGAATGTTCCTACGGTTTTCACGAGTATTCGCCGCGATTTGCTCTGTCATAGTGCCTGGTGGTTAGTCTCGGATTGCTCAGGTCCATGACCAATTCCTCCAGGCCCGCCACAGCATCACGCGCTGCTGGTGGGCTTTCTCTTTAGCTTGGTGTGCTCTTTATCAATCTGCTGCGCCAGCCACTTGTTGCCGCCAAGCTCCTTGAATTTCTCGATGCGCCCTGGTGTCAGGCGCACGCCATGCGTCTTTGTTCGCTCGTCCTCCGGTAAAGGCTTTCGTCCCTGGCCGCGCATGGCCGGGGGAAGTGGCATCTTTTTTGATACTTGTGCGTCATCCATGATTGATTATTGTGCCACGTCAATCAGCATGCGACCTATGCCGCCCCTTGGCGGCGTAGTCTTCAGCTGTTGATTTGCTTGCGCAGTGCATTGCATCTTGCAAAGATGCGGTCAGCATGCTCGTAGTGGCGGTGCTCCTGCAGCAGCATTGCAGCGCCCCATGCCCAGTCGTAACGGGCCTCATTTGCTACAGCGTCGTCTGACTTTTCGCACTTGGCTAAGTAGCTCATGGCGAAGGCCTCCACGCTTTCGGGGGTCAGTGGAATCGGCATATCACCCCCCAAGCATTTGTGCTGTGCGCGAGGCGGTGTGCCTGGGTGTGCAGCTCAAGCCCTCTCGGCGGCAGTACGCCACAATGTCTGCGCGCTCCTGCAGCGCGTCTTTGCTGTCCTGAATATCAATCAGGCGCTGCATGCAGGCATTTACTTCATGCGTCATCCAGCGCAATGCCGCTCGGCCGTTTTCGCGTATCAGCTTGCGCGCGGCTTTGTATTGAATGCGGGTAATCATCACGTCAGTCCTCCTGCCCGAGCATGGATGGTTTGAAATCAGCGTCGTGCGCGTAATTCACTGCGCCAGGGTGCCAGCCAATGCCGGGACCAAGGCTCATGCTGTAGCAGGTGTGGACTTCACCGCAGTCCAGCATGACCAGTGCATGTGTCCCCCACTGGTTTGTGATATGGCACATGCACGAGCCGTTGAAATAGTGGCCGCCGCCAGCGGCCAAATGCACGCGCTGCCCTGGTGCTGGCAAACGATCACTCATGCGCTCACCTTTGCAGCAGTTGCAGCTTTGTGAACCTTGGCCACCACATCCGCAGTGGGCATGTAGGCGTCATCCATGAATTTCCAGTAACGGCCATCGTCCGTGCGGGCGTAAATCGTGGTGATGGTGCCGCTGTAGAACTCACACATGCGGAAGCTCTCGACACCCAGCAGGCAGTGCCACTTCATCGGGGGCAGCACGTTGAGCATCTGCATGAACTCTTCTTCGGTGACTTCTTCTGGATCAGTGCGGCAAGCGTCGTCGTGGAGCTTGTCGTAATCGCACATGCGCATCATCTTCACCGCGCTGTAGTGCTTCCAGCGCTGGTGCAGCTGCTGTGCTGTCTCGTTGCTCATTTGGCCGCGAAATGCACCTTCGCTGTCTTTGTAAACAGCGTCCAGCAAGTCTGGGCACTGGCCTTGTGTGTGATGGATGCCAACGAATACGAGGCGCAGCTTTTGGTTTTCGGCTTGTGGATGGACTTGCATTGTTTGCTCCTTTCGTGTTTCCGTGCGTTGAATTATGACGCACATAAATCAAACAATGCAAGTGTTTTTTGTGCGCCGTTTATCAGTTTTTTTCGTCATCCCAGAGCGGCAGGTTCTTAGGCCACTTGCCTGCATCCAGGATGATTTTTCGGGTACGTGCAGCCATCAGGCGCCCCAGCTCTGCGTGCGCTTCTTTGCCACCGTCAATCAGCGCGTAGTTATCGAAGGCGCTGTGGCAGCCTCCGGTGCCCAAGTCGTCTACGCACAGGGGCATGGCTCGGCGGTCGTCCACCTTCATGCCCTTGCCTTTGCCGCTGTTCTCGTGCGCGTGGTTGCTACGCCCTGGGCGACCGCACCACATGCACGGCAGGCTGGCCACCAGACGGCGGTAGCCTTCGTGCCGCAGCGGGTTCTCTTTTGTGACGGGCGCGCTTTCGGGCTCGTCTTTGCTGACCAGCGCCACCAGGCCCACTTTGGTAATCAATGCGCGGGTTTCCCTGGCTGCACGCATTTGCCGGGCAGCACGTGCGGCATGACGGTCTTCTGTCTGCTCTACAAAGCGCTCGTCACCGTCGATGATGTGTGCGTTCTCTGGCTCCGGCTTGCGCGAAAAGCCCTTGGCAGGCTTGGTCCTGGCTTTGCGCGCCTTGCGGGCTCTCTCACATGCGGAAGAGCACACAGACTGCAGCGGGCTACAGGGTGTGAAAGGCTCTCCACACTCTTTGCACTTCTTCTCTTTAAGTCTTGTCCTCAGTACCACGAGGTGTCCTCCTCCACGGCCACGGGCACCAAGAAGCCAAATTCGTTGACTACGCACACGCGCACTGCGCCCACGGTGCGCTGGTTGCAGTAGCGGTCTTCTTTGGTTTCCCAGTAGCGGTAGCGCCCAAGGCTGTCCGGGCCGGTCATGCGCCAGTTAAGCTGCATGGACAGCAAATTTGCAAAGGGATTGGGCTTGCGAACTGGTCGGGGCAAGCCTCGCTGGGGAACTCGTGTCATGCCTGCACCCTTCTCCACATCCAGGCCACCATCGCGGCGTCGCGCGTGTGCTCGTTGCTGCTGCCTTTCCAGCCGGTCATGCGTTTGAACTCGGCCGTATCCACTTTCCCACCTGTGCGGCTACCGCTCTTTGCCTTGGGCGGTATGCCGTAGCACGGTATGCCCAGCTTGGCGCATGTGGCCTCAATCAGCTTGCACCAGCCATCTACCTGCCCCACCTTGCGTGCCATATTCAGCCGCACGGGTAGCGGGCCGGTGCTGGTCCACACTGCGGACTCCAGGCGCGAATCCTCAAACACCACCAGCGCCACCATGCTGGCGTGGTCCTGCAGCGTCTGCTGAATGTCCACCGGCTGCACTTCGCTCAATGCCTTGAGCTGGCCAGCTTCGTACAGCGCCACCCCGGTGTGCTCCCCTGGGTCAATCCCCATCACTACGACCGTGCCTGGCTCCCAGCCTGCGGGGACTTTTGGCGCGGGGGCTTGAACCCGAGCTGCTGGAGCTGGCGCGCGACTCGCTGCTCCAGTCCGGCAAACATCGGCGGGCTCGTGTCTTGCCCTTCTCTCTCCAGCTGGCGCACGCGATGCACCACGTAGTGCCACCACCCCGGCTGCTGCGCGAGGTTTACGAGGTGGTCGAACTGATCTTGTTCTACTTTCTGTAAATCCCATGGCTGTGTCATTTGTGTTGGTTGATTCGTGCCTGCAGCTGGCCGTGTTCAATGGCATGGGCCATGGCTGCGCAATCGAGCTCTTCTTCTTCGGGGCTCATGACTTGCAGCAAAACCGCCGCATTCCCCGCGTCGTCGCGGATTTCGGACATGCGCAGCCCCTGCTGTCGGGCCAAGTCATGCAAGTCATGGAAGTCGCGGCTACTCATGCCACCTCCCCTGCGCTCTGCGCCTGCTGGTGCTTTCCCCAAAGCTCAGAAATCCAGGCCACGCCCTTGGGGGTGAACTTGGCCTGGGTAAAGGCATGCGTGCCGCTGTCGTGCTTTGCCAGCCCGGTTTTTGTTTCAAAACGGCCGGCTTCGATGTGCTGGGAGTACGGCACCCAGTCGCCGCCCAGCCAGTACATGACGCCCTTGTCTTTGAGGAACTGGCGAAACTCCGGCTCCTTGGCGCCCAACAGCTTGCAAACCTGCCGAAAGCCCTTGCTGCCACTGTCGGCCTGCACGTAGCGCTCCACAAACTCCACCTTGGGCTTGGCCGCTTCCAGTGCCAGCAGCGCCTGCTGCTCCTTTTCCTTGGCATCAGCCCACGCACGTGCTGCAGCCACCGGATCACCGAAGTTGGGCAGCGCCACCGCCTGTGCCGCCTCCAACGTCTGCCAACGCATGACCACTTTCATGCGCGCCACGGTGTCATAGCCCAGCAACAGAGTCAGGCAGGTGTCCTTGTCGAGCTCGTACTGCGGGTAATGGCGCCCATCTTTTCCAACGTAAGTCGTTGATTTCACCCATGGAAGCAAATTTGCTTTCTTGAGCTGTTCCAGCATGTTGCGAATGTCGCGCATCACATCCGCATGGTTTTTCCCTGTCAGCTCGGCAATCTCGCGGCTGGTCATCGTCAGGGTGGGCTTGGTGAGGTCAGTCATTGCTGGGCACCTCCCTGGGCATAACGCAGTGCGGCCTCGGCAGCTTCGCGCTTGCGCTTGGCCAGCTTCATACGCTCCAGCCGGGCCATGGCCATCTTGCGACGCTGCGCTTTCTCTGCGCCACGCTTGGCAGCAGCACGGGCCTGCTGGATGTGCTGCGCCACATTCTTTGGCAGCACGCTCGATACAGTCGGACCCTGCACCAGAATGGATGCCAGCCCCGTGGGCGCTGGCAAAGACAGCGGCTGCACCGGTGCGGTATGCCCCACCATGACAAAGCTGTTGGCCTGGCTGTCAAAGTCTGCGACACCTTCCAGCGCGGCCTGTGCCAATGCCAGCGGTAATGCACCCTGCTCGTAAGCCCTTGTCACGGCCACATAGCGCAGCTCTGGGTCTGCACCAATGCTGACCACCGGCTCTGGCTTCTTGCGCATCACCCGCGCGTCTTGGACGATGCGCTCGTAAGCCTGCTTGAACGCCATTCGGGCGCCCACTTGGTCACGGCCACGCATCATTGGTGCAATGGCCGTCCATGCCTGCACCACCTCGTCGTTCCACACAACCGTCTGTGCTTCATCCTGCGCTTGCAGCACCAGGGCAAAAGCCTCGTCAGCACCCAGCCTGCCGTGCAGCGCATCCAGCTGGTCCAGCAGGGTCTTAGGCGTCAGCTTCTCACCAGACTGGCGCAGCCGGTGCAAGGCTTCGCGCAGCTCGTGCTTGGTGTAGGTACGAAAGTCAGCCACCATCATGGCCACGACCTGGGGCTTCGCCTCCCCACCAGTGGCTTCAATCGTGGCCGCCAGTTCACATGAAAACCAGTCAATGTCCTTGCTGTTGAGCATTGCCTTCCTCCTTGGCCTCTTCGTCACGGCGCGCGATGATTTCCCGCGCTATCGCGGCAGCCTGGCTGGCCGCGTTGAGATTGGTCTGTGTTCGGTCTGCTTGCTGGGCTTGCGCCTGCGTCATCGAGACACCTACTGCCCACTGCGTGCGGAAGGCCTCGCACTGCGCTAGTAAGTCGCCAATGGCATGGCATCTGCGCACGATGAAGGCCTCATTGATGTGCAGCACAAAGTACGCAGCCACCTCTGGCGCTTCACGCCCGATGCGCTTCACCAAGTCCTGCACGTGCTTGTTGACCTTGGCATTGCGCACGGGCTGCGCGCCATAGCGCTGCTCGTAGGCCTTGGCATACAGCTCCCAGGTCATGCGGCAGATTTCTTGAAAAAGCTGCTTGCGCTGTTCTTTCGTCATCCCCGCCAATTCATCGGCGGCGTCGGGTGTGCAAACACCCGGCGCGGATGGTTCATTGGCGGTTAATTGATGGTTCCCATTACGGTTCATTGATGATTTGGGTGCGCCATTTGCCACACCCTGGTGCGCCATTTGCACCTCTAGGGGTGCGCCATTTGCACCGGGGGGTGCGCCATTTGCTAGGGGTGCGCCATTTGCACCCGGTGCGCCATTTGCACCCTTGCGCACACGCTTGGGCGGCGCCTTGCTAGGGTCAAAGTTTTGAGGGGTGACGGTGTAGATGGAGGCAGTGTTCTGCCGGTAGTCGCGCCAGATTGCGCCCGTGGCCTGCAGCCAGCGCAGTGCATCTTGGACGGCACGCTCAGAAAGACAGGTGCGGCGTTCAATCGTGCTCACACTGGGCCAGCACACGCCCTGGTCATTTGCTTGGTCGGCTAAAGATATGAGCACCGCCTTTTGCGCCGGAGACATATCCTGCAGCTCCCAGCATGCAGACATGATGATGGTGCTCATGCCTGCTCCCGTGTGGGTTCATCGCGCCGAACGGACTTCTTGGGCCTGTACTCCGGCCAGATCTTTCTCCAGTTCGGATACCAGACATGGCGCGGCACAGCACCTTTCGTCGCTTTTTCCAGCGCCACCGCATGCTCGGGGTTAGGACGGCGTACCCCATCGCGCCAATGCAAGATCTGCTGGGCACTTTTCACACCCGACAGGATGCGCAGCTGCTCGGGTGACAAGGCGCTGTCTGACAACAGATAAGTGCGAAGTTCTTCACAAGGCTGATAAGTGGTCATGCGACCATTCTATATCTTTCGATACCACATTGCGTATCAATTGATAGCTTTATCAATTTTGATACTGACAGCCCTTAGATATATCCTTGAGACATGAACAACGACGCACTCATGCAGTACCGCCGAGACAGGCTGGATGCACTTGCCAAGCACATGGGAGGCAGGGCAGCACTTGGGCGCGCCCTTGGCTACAAGGATGGCGCGTACATCAACCACATGATTAACGGCCTGCGCCCAGTCACAGAAAAAACCATCGCTGACTGCGAAAAGCTCCCCGGCTGCCAAGGATGGTTCAGCAGCACCGCCTTCCAAGAGAAAGCACTTTCACGTGAGCTGATTGCAGCTATTTCGCAGCTTGATGACGCCGACATTCGCCGCATCGAGAATATGGTGCGTGCTGCACTTGATCTACCTCAATTGCGGAGCACACCTTAAATAACAACAACTTACGCAAAGTTGACAAATATCATTTCTCCCGAGATACTGTTTATGCATACAGTATTTAAAGGGAGCCACTCGTGCCTAGTCTCACTGGAGCACTTCAAGAAAAAGAAGTACATCACTTCTCTGGCGGGGTCATCAAAATACCCGCCTCTGAAATAAAAGCGTTTGTCTGCAGCCGCCTTGAACGTTCAGTTGACATAGCTGAAGTCTGCAGCAAGTCAGCACAGCGATCAGACCCCGCACTGGCAGGCACGCTACAGCTACTTACCGCCATGCTTACAGAGGCTCTTGAAGTCATGCACTAAGCCCAGGAAACAATTGGACAAAAAGCACCACCTACGCAACGGGTGGTGCTTTTTTTTTCACAAAACAATATCAAAAGGTATTGCATGCACAAATATCATTTGATACATTCCTGCTCAGAAGTCGGCATCGACCTACTTCACGAAGGCCTCTGTCCTACGTTGCGTTGCTCTTCAAAAATTTGCCTGCCGATGTTGCTTGCTCCACCTGCGGAGCATTTGTCCGGCACATAGCACCAGCGAGCATGGTTCGCTGCAATGCGCGGTTTCCTGCCGTCCACCAGCCCGCCAAAGCGCGGTAAACGGGGAAAAGGGTGAGGCGAAGACGGCCAAGAGCAAAAACGGTCACGCCAGATGGAATGCTGGCAAACAAACCAGAGCGCCTGCTACGCAGGTGCTCTGGTTTGTTTAACGCAATAACTCTATGTCTCGATACACAAGACTGATGCAGCGGCTGCAACGCAGACCAGCACCAAAAGTGAATCAAACGCTGGAAGAGCGCGAAGCACGCAGAAAGCTGGAAGCTGAAGCTGAGGGGTATCCGTACTACCCTTCGCGCGCCTGGCTGGAGTACCAGGCAAAGCTCAATAACAACTCCACCCCTGATAGCCCGAAAAGTCTAGGGAGCGGCGAGGGGGAAGTCGCCGCGGGAACACCCGGGAAGCTGCCGGAAGACGACCAGCGCTGTGCTGCATGATGATGCAGCTGCCCACTACAAGACGTGGGAAGACGGTTTTCTCCTGGAAATTTTGACCGTTCGCCCATCCCAGCGGCGTGAAAGGCTGGGGCCCTCACATTTGCGGACTGCCTAGCTCATAGCGTGGCCGGTGCTGTGCACTTTGCGCGCTCCCTGGTAAGTCTTCACCAGTCCGCAGCTGTGATGGTCATGCCTCTTTTTTCATTCATGGGGTTATGCAGTGTGTTAGTGGCATGGCCATCAACCATTTCCAGCCGGGCCGTGGACCATCTCCTCCCGCCCTCTCTTACTTCCCATGGCACGCCAAGGCTTCAGGCTTTGCTTGGCACCGGCTTTTTTATCTCGTGGGGTCCGCGTTGCGGACTTTGCCCACCCTGCAGCAATGTGGGGTGGGCTTTTTTTATTTCTGGAGTAGCCATGTTCAAGACTCTTGCAATTGGTGCCCTGATTTGGCTGGGCACTAGCGCTGCGGCAATCGCACTTTTGGTTCTGCAAGCCGTCTTGGATGCCACCTGATTTTTTCACCAACCAAGGAGCATTCATGTCCAAGCTCATTAACCCCATCCTGAAGACCGAGCGCCAGACTCTTGAGAACTTCCTGAGCCAAGTCCCAGATGTGTCCGAAGACACCCGCGACACGCTCAACGACTTGGTGCACGCCTGCACGGAAACCGGCAAGACCGGCGAAATGACGCTGAAGATCAAGATCAAACCCATAGCAGGCAAGGCTGGGCAAGTGGAAATCGACGCCAACGTCACCGCCAAGATGCCACAGCCCACGCGCGGCAAAACCATCCTGTTTGCCAATGAAAAGAACGGCCTGCAGCGCACAGACCCACGCCAGCAAACCATCGACGGCGTGCGCACCGTCACCGAAGAAGCTGACCAGCAACGCAAGGTGCGCAGTGCCCCATTTGCCGAAGAAAAAGGCCTGCGCGTAGTCGGCTCCAACTAACCCCTTTCCTCAACCTTCCGCATAAGGAACCACCATGGAAATACAAGAAGTCCAAACCGAAACCGCAGCTGCGGTCATCGTCCAGGCCATGAGCCAACAGCACCGCGAAGTGGGCGGCGTACCCCTTTTCTTGGCACCCAATGATTTCAAAACCATCAGCCTGGAAGCCCTGCTGCCTGCACCCGCGCGCAAGCGCGGTATCACGGAACTCAATGACGCTGAGAGCTTCATTGCCGTGGTCAACGACCAAAAGACCGACGCCACACGTCTGTACTCCACAGTCAACCCACCCACCTTTACCGCCGTGTTCAACCACACAGCCAAGGATGCCGGCTGGTGCGACCACATCGCCAAGTACAACGCACCACTGTCGCCCGAGTGGAAAACCTGGGCTGGCATCGACGGCAAAGCGCTGTCTCAAGTGGACGTGGCCCACTTCCTGGAAGCCAACCTCGTGGACGTGACTTTCATCGAGCCCAGCGCAGAAACCGGCGAAAAGGGCAGCCCTGACGGCGCCACGCTGCTGGAAATGTGCCGCACTTTGGAAGCCAAAAAGAAGGTGGACTTCAAGAGCAGCACCCGCCTGTCCGATGGCTCTACGCAGTTCACATACAACGAAGACGTGCAAGGCAGCGCCATGGCCGGGACCATGACGATTCCCGAGCAGTTCTCCATCGGTATCCCTGTGTTTGAGAACGGGGACAAGTGGCGCGTAGATGTGCGCCTGCGCTTCCGCATCAATGACGGCCAGCTGCGCATCTGGTTTGAACTGGTGCGCCCACACAAAGTGGTTGAAGTGGCCGTGAAAGAACTGCGCGAGGCCATCGCCAAAGGAACAGAGCTGCAGGTGCTCAACGGCAGCCCCATCAGCCCTGTGAAAGCAATCAGCTAAGTAGACCAATGCTCCAAGCGCATGCCACAAGCGTGCGTTTGTTGAATTGCACTACTCACCAACCAACGTCTATATGCAATCGACCTCACAGAAGCGCCCTTCGCGCACAGCTGGCTGGCTGCAGATCTTCATTACCGCCCTTGCCTTGTGCGCCTTACTCGCCTTCACGGCCAACCAATTTTTGATTTTGTCGCAGTTGAAAAGTAAGACGCTGACCTACATCGAGGACAGCAGCGCCACTTGCTACATCTACCGAGGAAACATCAGCTGCGTGCCCACCATCGCTGCAGACGATGCTTCTACACACAGCGCTCCAGCCACCACCAACTACGCACAAGTATTGACACCATGAACACCACATACATGACTCTGGCCGAAATCAATAAACAGCTGGCCTGCTGCACCGTCACCGCCGTACACCTGGAAGAGCTGGGCTTCAAGCCGGTAGACACCACCCAGCTCGACAAAGAACGATTCAGCCCCGAGCAATGGCGCAAGTTCCGCGCAGCCAAGCTGTATGAGCGTGAAAAGATGCCAGAAATTCGCGAGAAACTTTCAAAAATAATAGCTAACAACGCTTGATTTATAAGCCTTTGAGCAATATTTCATGCAAATTCCATTTTCACCAATCAAGGCTGAGTCCATCGTCAGCTTCGCAGCTCGTGCAGTGATAGCACAGCAGGAGGAAAGCTCTTTCCTTGCCAAGCACGAGCGCGTAGTCGCTGAAATGAAAGAGGAATTGATCGACAAGATGGACGGTAACCGCTTTCGCGTCGCGTACTCCCTCGGTAAGCAGCTGAAAACAAAGGTGCTGGCCAACATGCTGGACGACTACACGCTGGTGCTGGCTGCCGAGGAATACACCAACCATGCAGACCGCAGCAGGCGCAATTGCTTCGCAATGGGGCTACTCACCCTGCTGGAGCTGAGAGAAAAACGCCGCGAAGTCCAGCTGGAACACCTGGAAGCCATTCAGCTATCGGCCGAACTCGCTATGCGCCTGGTGCCCACCTACAGCGATGCAGCCCTCACCCATGCCACGCTGACTCTAAACCAGCTCTGGCTTGAGGCTGGTATCAGCAAGTGCATCCCTAATCTGCCACCACCGCGCCAAACACTCTCCCTCAAACGCAAACTGACAAAAAAGACATGATCGCAATGGACAGCATCACCTCACCTGTGCAGCAGGCACTGATTCTGTGTCTTGCGCAGCATGGCCCCCTGTGCAAACAGCAGCTGGCAGAAATGATTCAGCGCTCAATGGTCACTGTCTCGCGCGCAATCCTGCAACTGAACTGCACAGCCAAATCTGAAGTCGTGCGCCTGCTGCCAGATTCCTCGGAAAAGTATGCTCTCGCAAAAGAGCTTTGCTCCATGCCCATGGACCAGCTGCAAGACCTGCTGGGCATCAGCTCCACAGACCCTGCACAAGTGGCCAGCGGCAACGGCAAAACCCACCGCACCCCAGGCCAGCGACTGGCACGCAACCCTGATGCGGTGGCGTTCTTCAAGCTCAATGCCCCCTATCTCACGCGCCACCAGATTGCAGCGCACCTGCACGTTGGGCATGAAACAGTCGCTGAACTGGCCACCATCTTGGGTTATGGCGATGACCAGCTTGCCTACGAAGACCACGCATCTGACGTATCGAGAGATTTTGGCTTTCTCCCCCTTGGCAGCACTGTCACTCAGTGGATAAAGGGCACCTCCATCAAAGTGCCATGCAGCACCGAAGGCTATGTACGGATTGTCCGTCACTACACGGGCTGACCTGAAATCCACCCCACATCCCAACCCGCCACAGAGCGGGTTTCGTTTTTTCTGGACATAGGCATGAACACAAGCCCCACCCAAGAAGCGCTGACCACACTGCAAGAAGAAAAAGCACATCAGCAAATGGTCATCCGAGAGCTGAAGAAAGCTCTGAAGCAGGCACAAGGCGGCCTTGAAGCTGCCGTCAAGCGCGCCATCAAAAGCGACACCGGCAACGGCTGCCCAGTCAACGCCACGGCCGAGTACAGCGCGCTCGTCAAAGTCAAAAAAATCCTATCCCGATTCAGCAACGAATAAGGACCAACTATGCAGATAGACAAACCCAGCATGTCCATGTACGCCAGCCTGGAGGACTACCGCAAAGCACTTGCCGAATGGCAGTGGCAGCTGGGCGTAGTGGCGTTCCATGGTATCGACACAGAAGCCGAGACTGACGGCGTTTTTGTTGTCATCGGCACCACCGACCCCGAAGTCTTTGCCCAAGAAATTCAGAAAGCCAAGCTGCTGCGCGAGAGCAAAGACGATGAAGGCTATGAACACGACGCCCCACTGCAGGCCTGGGCCGCGCTCCAAGACGGCGTATGGAACTTTGATGCCAGCGAAGACACGCCAGGCGCATACCCCGCATTGGTTGCCAACCTACGCTGGGAACTGTCTGATGATGACCAACCAAGTAACAACCAGTGCAGTGGCTGCAATGTGCCAAAGAACGGCCTGTACCAAATTGCAGAGCCTTCGACTTCTGCCACACCAGCAATTCGTCAGGGCGCTGTCTATATCTCCGGTCCAATGACAGGCATTGCCGACTTGAACTTCCCCGCTTTCAATAGCGCTGCCGAGCTGCTGCGCGGCCAGGGCCGTGTGGTGGTCAACCCCGCCGAGTACGGCGTTATCGAAGGTGCACAGTGGGCAGACTACCTGCGGGCAGATCTTGCACAGCTGTTGCAGTGCGAGGCCATCTACCTGCTGCCAGGCTGGAGCAAGAGCCGCGGCGCCAAGCTGGAGCACCACGTGGCCACAGCGCTGGGCCTGCGTGTGGAGTATGCAGATGGTGCAGAGCGAGAGGGCCAAGGCTTCCTGCGCGTACACAGCCAGCCCATCGCCGTGGCACAGTGCGCAGCGTTCGAAGCGGGCAAAGTAGCTGCAGCAGCACAGCAGTCAGTGGAAGTCACCGACGACATGGCTCTTGCATTTCATCAAGCGCTGACAGACGGCGCGCTGGGAGCTGATGAACTTGAGGACATCAAGACCGGGCTGCGCGCAGCGCTGTCGCATGTGCAGCCACTGCAAAAAACTGTAGCAGCCAGCGCTTGCAGCGGCTGCTGTTCATGCAAAAAGCAATGCCAAAGCAAGGACGGGCAAGCGAAAGCTGCTACTGTAATTGAAGCGGCGCAGCAGAGTGTGCAAGATGCAGAACCGGCTGCGTGGGTCGCCACCTTCAAACCAGAAGGTTTGCTGGCACTACATAGCGTGGTCGGCGCGGACTTGGAAGAGCTCAAGCAATCCGTGCCAGGCAATTCAGTATTCCGCCCACTCTACACCCACCCCACCACGCAGGGGCTGGAGCAGCTCATCGAGCAAGCAGGCGATGTTCATTTTCAACGATGCCGCCTTGGCTCCATAAAAGGGCCAATCCGCTGGGATGTGTCATTTGGACACCACGGCATAGAGGTGCGAGGCAAGACCTTGCAGGAAGCGATAGCAAAAGCCCTTGCAGCCCAAGCCAAACAGGGAGGCCAGTGATGCATAAAGCAGTTTTAGACCCATGCTGTGGCAGCCGCATGATGTGGTTTGACAAAGCGGACCAACGCGCCCTGTTCGGTGACCAGCGCAGCGAAACCATCACTGTGAAAGACACCAGTCACCGCGCTGACGGGACCAGAACCCTTGTGATTGAGCCAGATGCACTGATGGACTTCCGTGCCTTGCCATTCCCTGATGAATCGTTCTGGCACGTAGCTTTCGACCCTCCGCACCTTGTGCGCGCAGGTGCTCAGAGCTGGATGGCCGCCAAATACGGAAAGCTTGGCAAGGACTGGCGCGAAGACCTCCGCCAAGGCTTTGCAGAGTGCTTTCGAGTGCTGAGGCCTCACGGCACGCTAGTGTTCAAGTGGAATGAAACACAGGTCAAGGTCAAAGAAGTCTTGGCCCTAACACCAGAAAAGCCGCTTTATGGGCAAGTTAGCGGGCGCGCAGGCATGACGCACTGGCTTGTGTTCATGAAGTCAGCTCCACAGGAAGCCAAGCAGGGAGAGCAAGCATGAGCTATCCAGCATTCGGAACCGCGCCCATCAAGTGCAGCAAGCGCAAGTGCGATTGGAAAGGCTATGAAACAGGCTTGGTGCAGGTGCCGGGCAAGCAAAGCACGTGCCCAAAGTGCGGCTGTGATAGCTACTACTTTATGACTGAGCGCGAGGCAAAGGCGTGGGAGCGCGCCACCCAAGCAGCCAAGCAGGGAGTGAAGTAAATGCAGACCTACAAATACGCTGCTGCATTTTTCGCAGGCGCAGTGCTTTGCGTTCTTGTTACGGGCTACGTCGCAGGCCTGCGCATTGAGTCCGCAGCAAAGGATTGCGAGCTGATGGGGAAATTTCGTCACGAAGGGGCGGTTTACACGTGCGCGCCACAGGGAGAGAAGCCATGACACACACAAGCACAGAGCAGCTCGAGCCACGCTATGCGGACGTTGTGCACCATGCCAATGTTCACCCCAGTTTGTCCTATGTGGCACGCAAGACTGGATTGGGCTATCAAGAAACGACGCGCCTTCTTGAGTTGGCATTGGAGCGCGGTGACTTGGCCAGCGGGGATTACGCAGGCCGCAACCTTGACTTGTATGTAGCAGACCGCGAGAAAGCGCTGACACAAGAGGTCGAGCAGCTGCGTGCCCGAGTGCAGGAGCTTGAGGCAGCGCAGGTGCGCGTGCCGCTGAGTGAGTACAAACAGGCGCTGGACTTTTTGGCTGGGCTGCATCCAGGCATCACGATTGACGGGCCGCCAATGGCTGTAGCCGGATTGATCTTTGATGCAGTGCAGGCCGAGCAGAGCGCACTCAAAGAAGAAATTGAAAAGAAAGAACGCAACCTTGCTTGGATGCGCAAAGAGCTAGCCAATTTTCAGCAGGAGAAGCGAGGATGACAGCAAGCACAGAGCAAGAGCGCGTATCGCTCCCGCTGGATTTAGTGAATGATTTACTGGCGCTTTGCACGCCGGAAGATCACGAATTGCGCGAACGGGTGAAGCAAGCAGCCCGCCGAGTGCAGGCGGTAAACGGCAAAGGCTGGGGCCCCAGCGGCACCTCAATGATTGATGGTCATGCTATTTCAGCGCCAGTGCCGCAGATTGATCCGGTGCACGGCGATTGCTTGCCGCCGATTGGAAGCCGTGTGTTCATCCGCCACGGGCGCGACTACGACGCACATGCCTGCATCGTGACGGGCTACTATGCCTGGGGCGACTTGAAGGGCAGCAAGCACCTGCACCGCGTCTTTGTGCGGCTGGTGTACGAAGGCACGGACACGAAACAGGCGCGCATGCTTTGCGACTGCTACGCCACTGCGGAGGATGCACTCGCCGCCGCACCCCAGCCGCCAGAGTCTAATTCCCACGAATTCGACGGAATTAAAGCCGAGGACGACGCCGAGCGCGAAGCACTGCGCGACGTGTACGAAGCAGCACGCGGCCTTCTTCGCTATGAAGGCGTTGATGATGGCAGAGCGATCATCTACCGCGCCAAGCTCAATAACGCCATCGAGGATGTAAAGCAGATTGACGGTGGTCTATGGGAGCCGCCAGAGGCAGCGCAACTCGACGACATCGGTGTCGCTGACATGGCCAAGCGCGCAGCACTATCGGCTGGACCAGGCATTCAGAAGGCAGTGCAGGCTTTGATTGACGCAGCCATCCTGGAAGGTGGCTCCCCACCTCCATCACAGGAAGCTGCGATGCAAGCCACTGAACAGCGCAAAGCAGATCTTCTGAAACTTCTGGGGCCCTTTATTGGAACGCCATTGAATGAGTAGGAGAGGACATGGCCAGCAAACGCGAAATTCGCAAGGCACGCCGCCGTAAAGAACAAGACAAATGGAACCAGCCCCGCCACTGAGCGGGGATTTTTTTTTTGAAGGCAACCATGAGCAATTTGTCAGTCAGCATCCAGCCAGTGCTGGTCACCAAAGAAGTCGCCGCCCAAATGCTGGGTGGAATCTCTGTGACAACCTTTGAAGAAGGTGTCCGCACAAAGAAATACCCACAGGCGCGCCAGATTTCACCTGGCCGTGTCGGATGGCTCTACTCGGAGCTGCTGGAATTTGGAGCAAAACTTCCGGTATCTGAAGGGCTGCCACCAAAAAACAGTGGTCACGGCAGAGCAGGCAAGCCCAAGGACAGCACCTTGTCACCCAAGGCGCGCAGCCAGTGCACCCGTTCAGCATCGTAGGTATGCCGGTTGTAAGTCGCCTCAATTTCTGGCGGCATGTGCCCCAGGATGGCTTCGGCAACATCCTTGGGGCAGCCAAGCGCAGCAAGCATGGTCCGCGCCGACCTGCGCAGGTCATGCGGCGACCACTCCGTCACCGGCAGCACTGCGCGCGTGCGGCCAAGCCTCTTGGATTTAGGGCTGTAGGGCTGCAAGTCATAGATGTACGTGGAAAAAGCGCGCTGACTGTAGGGCTCACCAGTCCTGTCCATGAACATCACCCCACCCTCCCCTGCTGATTCCAGCCGCCGCGTCACAATCTCCCGCGCCATGCCCAGCAGAGGCACACGCAAATCGGTTGCGTGCTCATGGCGTGCATTCTTGGTCAACTCTTTGGGGATCGTCCACCAGAGAACGCCATCCATTTCCTCGATGTGATCAGCACGCATCGTGAACAACTCCCCCCCACGAACCCCTGTCAGCAATTGCAGCAGAACCCCATCACGGCCGTTGGCGTGCATATGCTCCACCACCCACGGCAACAGGATCTGCAGCTCCTGGTCAGACAGCACCCGGCGTTTTTGGCCTTGGTGCTCACCGCCCACAATCTTCCCCTTTGACTTGAGCCGCCCCTTCATCACACTGCGCCACCAGTTCGGCACATCGCCGTCTAGTAGCCCAGCATCGAGTGCATAGTCCCAAGCAGATCCCATCATTGACCGCACTTTCTGCGCAGCAGTGGGCGTTTTCTTCATGGACTCAAGAGCTTGGAATGCGTGCTGACGTTTCACATCCTTGGCAGCCATATTGGCCAAGGTCTTATTCGCAGCCAAAAACCGTGTCAACGCACTTGCAGCTGCTGCTGCCCCCTCCGGCTTGCGTGCATCGTTGATATGGCCCTGGATGAAGTCATTCACCAGCACCTCTACTGTGTATTCTTGTGGCTGTGGTTCCTGAGCCTGTTTGGCAGCTTCTTTGACGGCCTGCTTCTCGGCTTTTCGCAGCTCGGCAATATCGACACCGGCCTCACGCTCACTGCGCGCACGCCCCCATTCCGCAACAGCCTCATGGAAGCTCATTTCTGGCCAGCATCCCAGCTTCACCTGTTTGAGCTGGCCCGACTGATTGCGGTATCTGTATGTCCACGATTTCTTAGTCTTACCTACCTCAAGACGCAAACCTGGACATGACTTGACTGCCAAAAATTCACCGGCAACCAGAGACTTTGCCGCGCGCACGTCAAAATTCAT